GTGGGCGGCGGCGTATAGCGCGGCGTTGGCGCGGTTTTCCGCTGCGGGCAGGTCGCTGTCACCTGTGTGGGCGAGAGTTGGTCCACCACAGCCCCGGTCGGCGGTGTAGATATATCCAAGACCATCGGTTTCATTCGGTCGCGAGATATCGTCGAATACACACGGCCCCCTGGTGAACTTCCCGCTGCGCTGGGTCATGATCCGGGCTCCTTGGCCTTGGCCAGGACGGCGCGGGCTAACTCAACAGCGTATGTTTCGCGGCAATCCCAGACAGCCTGTTTCAACAGTGCTTCCAGCGCTTCCACCAGCTCCGCGTTGGCCACCAGAAGCCGGTCGCGCTCGGCTGCGGTGTCGGCTATCAAGCGGGCATAAAAGTTTCCGTCTTCGTCACCGCCCGGCCACTCGCTCGCGTCAAAAATATCAAAGGAACAGTCACCGTTAGCAAACCGTTCAACGACTAAGCCGTTTTCATCACACTCAAAACGGCCAGTTCCCGGCCTACAGTCGCGCTCCGGCGTCGGCTCGGCGCGCTTCTCGGCTCTCTCGGTCATGGCGCGGACTCCTGCTTGACTGGACCGTGGGCCTTGAGGACGGCGCGGGCTGCTTGTCGGGAGGGGAAGCTACTGGACACCCTTGCTATGTTATCTAGCACCCCTGCCAGCTCGGTCGCGTGGGCCTCGGCAGCATGGACTCGTGCAACAAACATATCCCCCTCAAGCTCCGCCACGCGCTCCCGCAGCGCCTCGACGGCAGCGATAAGGGCGTTCTTGTCTCCGCGCAATTGACTGCTGTTTGCCGAGATATCGTGCTGGCGAGCTTTGATCTCCTCCAAATCAATCGCTGCGAGGTCGGTCATGGCACGTGCCTCGGCTTCGGTTCTGAGGGGCCTTTCCAGGTAAGAGCTGGTCAAGGCGTGGGTTCCTTGGTCTTGGCCAGCGCGATGAGTGCAATACCGACCTTATTGTCGAGCAACATGAACAGCATTTCGGCGCTCGCGTCTTCGCACTTAGCCCGCTGCCAATGAGAAACACTCTCCAGTGCGGCGATAAGCTCCGCGTTCGCCGTCTTGAGCTGATCGCGCTCGATTGCGATGTCCTGCACCTTGCGAGCGTAGCCGCCCTGGCCTTCGGGGGGCATTGGTTGCATCATGGTGTGATTTCCTTAGCCTTGGCCTCATGCCAGAGCTTGACTAAGGGGACTGTCTCAACTCCATCTGGGTTGTCCAGGACACGCTCAATGTCTACTGGAACGCCCGATATCATGGCGCTGATCGAGCGCATCTGTTCGAGCGTCAAGGTAATTCGCTGCTTGTCATCTTCCGTTGTCTCTGGGTCCAGCAGAACCGCAGCCAGAGCGCCTCGGATGCACATATCCTCGTCAGTTACCATCCAGTGACCGTTGGCGACGGGCACCATGGCTTTCTTGATTCGCTTCAGCAGATCGGGCTCGTTGGCACAGGGCTCTTTGCACTCTGCCGCGATGAGAGAAAGTAGGGCATTGTTCATGGCGTCACTCCGCGGCGGCCGGCTTGGGCACGCGGCGCAGATTCGCCGGGGGCTCCAGGTTGTCGGCTGGTTCCGCGGCCGCGGGCTCCGGCGCTTCCTGCACCGACTCGGGGACAGGGACAGGGACGCGCGTCAGGCGCGAATCGGTGACCTTCAGGCTGGCTTCAAGCCCTGCAACGTACACCTTGACGCGCATCATAACGCTCACTGCGTTGTCGAGCGACTTGTGGCTGGTGGGATCGACCTCGATGTCGAGTTCCAGCTTGTGGCGCATTACGTGGATCTTCGGGGTCTTCGGCATGGCTGTTGTCTCTCATCCTGGCCCCTCGGGGCTGTTAGGCGTGGCACTGTGCGCTGGAAAACGGGCCGGCGTTCATGGCGTCGCGCTGGCGTGCGGTCTCCAGGGCGAGGTCGATCATGTCGACCAGCGTGGCCCAGACATCATTGCCGGTTTCATCGGGATCGCGCGCCTCAACCCAGACCGCGCCTTCTTTCACGCGGCATTCCCAGCCGTCTTCGGTCGGGAGGTAATGCGCCACGGCCTTGATGGTGTAGCCGTCGATTATGCGTTTGATGATGATGCGGTTCATCGCTTTCCTCCTAGCCCTGCCCCGGCGCCTAGGGGAAGTGGGTTGCGGGTGGCGCCGGGGGTCCGGGGAGCGGTCCAAGGGCGAACCAATGGGGGACAATTGCACAAACCGCAAAATAGGTCAAGAAAAAACTTGCGCCCGCTGCAAAAAACTTTTATAAGGGGGCATGACCTTATCCGAATATCTCAGAATTAACGAGTTAACAGCCACTGAATTTGCGGCGCGAATTGGGCGGTCAGTTTCAACAGTTACACGTGCCGCAAGGGGCGAGGCGATTCCCGATCTATCGACCATGCTCGCAATTAAGGGCATGACTGATGGACAGGTCCAGCCCAACGATTTCTACAGAGAACGGGGCGCAGCATGATTCCCAATCCCACTGCGTGAGCAGGGCTCCGCGCATGTTGATCTATTTCATCCAAGCAGGCGACGATGGTCCGGTGAAGATTGGGTGCGCGGAGAATGTCGAAAAACGCCGCTCAGCACTGCAAACCGCTCATCACGATGTTCTCAGAATTCTAAGGTCGTTCCCCGGTGAACGTGGTGTTGAGCGTTCGCTGCACGAAAGATTTAGCAATCTCCGAATCCGGGGCGAGTGGTTTCGGTTCGCGCCAGAAATGTTGACGGCGCATCTTCCTGTATTATTGACTTTTCCGCCAACCCAGAAATCCCCGAATTTATCTATTGATCTTGGTGCCGCGGTTAAATCGTATTTGCAGCAGCTCGAGGCCCGCTGCGCCGGTCTTGGCGTCAGCCTGGACGACGTTTGCCGAGCCGAGGGCGTGGCCAATACCACGCTGGCGCGCTGGCGGAAGGGTGACTTTGCCTGTCGCGAGGGCACGGCCCGGGCGCTGTTCGCGCGTATGGACAAGATGCGTCCCTTGCAAGAGGCGTCGTAACCATGCTCGACGACCCCGCCATCCTGGCCAACATTCTCTGGATTTTAGTCATGGGCCTAGTTTTGGCCCTGACGTGGTGGAGCTTGCGAGCATTTTGGGCTGGCATAAAGCGCCGCCGCCGCATGGCCGAGCCTGAGACGCACGGCGATGACGGGGACCGCCCGCCAGCGCCAGAAATCGGCTCCGGTCTGCAGGCAGGGGACATGGAACCAGACGGCTGGCCTGCCTATGGGTTGAAACGACTGGACGGCCACAAGCGCGGCCGGGTCGAAGTGACAGGGAAGGGAGGAAAATAGATGGCACTCCGCGTGGAGAACGGCCCCAATCTGGGCTCTGCACCGCAATCCGGTCTATCGCGTGTCGATGATGCGATCTGCCTGATCATCGCTCGTGCGGAAAACTGGCACAGCATCGAGTTGGCGTTGGATGCCCTCCTGCATGCTCGTATCAAATGGAAGTCCATGGAGAACAAACAGCAAGTGGTTAGCGCTCGAGAGGAAGCGGCGCCCATGAGAGCCGATTAGATGGCCCGTAACTGCACGGGACAGTGCCCGAATTGTGGCCGCTGCTATTGCCACGACTGCATGTGCGGAATGTTCGCCGCCAGGACACGGGCCTCTTTGAGTTGTACTTATCCTGACCGAACAGGCCGTGGTTTCCCTACCGATTTCCCTGAGGTAGACCGCTGGCGCTGGTGGTGGTTAAGGGCAAACACACCGAGGAGCACGGGATAGATGGCCTGCAATATCTGCGGATCGTCGCTTCACGAAGTCACCGCGAAGGGCTGTCCTGACCAGGGTTGGCGTGATGCTCCTATGAACGCTCGCCACCGCCTCCGCCTCGGCTGGCTCTGTCCCGCTTGCGGCAAGGGCAACGCGCCGTTCACGCGGGGCTGCGTTCACTGTGCCGTGAAGGAGCCGCCGATTGCGACCAGTGCCGCGGTGTATTGCTGCCTGCCCGTACCATGGAATTGGAGTGCCCCATGAGCCGGGCCAGTCTCAAGGCCAAGAGCCCCCGGCGGCGGCGCAAAAAGCGCTCGACTTTTCGGCGCCGGGCCTTCGGCGGTCGATCCATGCCGTTCGGCGATCCGACGCTGCACGCGACAGCCGGCTTTGATTTCGCAGGCGTGGTCGACGCCGTGAACAGCCTGTTTCGGCGGATGCACCAAGCGAGGGGACGATGATGTGCCCGCTCAACGCCCGTCCGGCCCTGGGCCTGTACGGCAGAAGGCCGCTCAAATGGACCGAGGAAGATCTCGACCGCCTGTGCCTCATGTGGACCGGGGGCTTGCCGATCGACGATATCGCCAAGGAATTGGGCCGCACGTCCAGCGCGGTGACGGTGCGCGCGTCCATACTGGGCCTGCCGCGCCGCACCAGGGGGCTAGGGCGGCTAGGCGCGAACAAAAGGGCGGCGAGTGAACAGCTGCCTGCCGGCTGCTGCTTCGAGGACGACCCGCGGGCCGCGACCGAGATTGACCGACTGCCGGCGTCCGTGCGCGGCAACGTGACGGCGGCCCTGATGGGCGACCCGGTGCCTGGGCGGAGCGCCCCATGACAGCAATCCTTCTCTATGAGCCGTGCCAGCGTAGGGGCCGTGGTTTCCCTACCGATTTCCCTGAGGTAGGCTGAGAGCATGAAGGTACTGGCGCGACTTATTGCTGCGGCGGCGTGGATGCGGGACGGCCCCGCTATGCGAAAGCAAGACACGCACCACGGGTTCGGCCCGGCGGAGATAGGCCGCAAGGCCTCTGACACCGTAACAGCCGAGAGCCGGGGTAGCGCCCGGCCCGCAGCAACCGAACACCGGTTCCCATCCGGTGTAGTCGCGGGGTTGCTTCCTGTTTCCCCGCGATGCCTCCCTGTCCTACGCCGTCCCCATGACCGCAGCCTTATCAGGCGCGGAGGGGGCGGCGGCTTTTTCGGGAGGTGAGGGGTGAGCCACCGCAAGCCACCATTGAGCCCCGCACGGCCCGGCTGGTGCCGGTGGTGCGACGAGCCGATCGAGCCACGGCTCAAGAAGAATGGCAAGGCGCATGCTCGTCAAACCACGATGCACAAGGGTTGTGCGGACGAATATTGGATGGCGCAGAATGTCTCGCGGTTCAAACCCCAACTGATCGAACGTGATGGCGCCGCTTGTGTGGACTGTGGCCCGGACGGTGCTTTTCTGGAAGTTGATCACGAGGTACCGCTTTGGAAAGTGACCGATCTGCCACCCGCTCAGCGCCGCAAATATTTCCTGCTCGGCAACCTGCGACTCCTTTGCTTTGACTGCCACAACCGCAAGTCCGCCAAGGAGGCGGCCGAGCGCGCACACCACAAGAGGCTGGTCAAGCCGAAGAAGCGCCGTGGCGCCAAGTTGCAATCGCGCCCGTTCGACACGCGGCTGCGGCGGAAGATCGATGGCACGGTGGAGGTGCGGCGACGCATTGAGGGGATGACATGATTACCCTCTCGCTGCCCATGCCCCCCAGCACCAACTCACTGTACCGCAACGTGCCGGGCCGCGGACGGGCCAAGACCGAGCGATATCGAACCTGGCTGCGAGCGGCTGGCAACGAATTGTTGACCCAGCGGGTCGGACTCCAGCCCATCCATGGCGCCTTTACGCTCACCATCCTGCTACCTCAGTCGAAGCGCCGGTCCTTGATGGACGCCAGCAATTACATCAAGGCGACCGAGGATCTGCTGGTGCGCCACCGCCTGATTGACGACGACCGTAACGCCGAGTCGGTCACTATCGCTTGGGCGGCAGGCATCGCGCAATGCGAAGTGCGGGTCTGGCCCTGGGACGCCGAACATGCCGAGGGGCCGCTGTTCGGCGCGAGCGGGCAGGGGGAGGCGGCCTAGATGACCCAGAACACCTCCAGCGCGGTCATGGCCCAGCGGATCGAGCCGGCCGATTCTTCGGTTCGAACTTGCAGGGTATGCCTTCAAATGAAGCCTTTGTCCCTGGAATATTTTGGGACGACAGGGAAGCCCAATGGCAAGCTGTGGTTCTGTCGGAAGTGCCGCCAATGCGTGGCCGACTCCACAAGGGCGCGATGGAGAGCGGGCCCAAATGCTGCTGCCAAAGATCGCGCCCGCCGAGATAAGAAGCGAGATCAAATCCGCGCGTATGATCGCATGCGGTGCCGTCGAGACCGCGAGAAAAAGAAAGAGATCATAAAGCGGTGGATCGAAAACAACCCCGAGCGAAACAGAGAGCTGGCTCGGGCCAAGGCACATAGGTATCGCGCGCGGAAGCTGGTAGCACCCGGCAACCATACCGCCGATGATATAAAGAAACTGCTCGTTGGTCAGAAAGGCCGCTGCTGGTGGTGCAATAAGAAGGTCGGCAAGAAGTATCGCGTCGACCACCGGATTGCCTTGGCACGCGGGGGATCGAATGGTCCAGAAAATCTCGTCATTTCGTGTACCTCCTGCAATCACCGGAAGAACATTATGATGCCAGCGGAATTCGTGGGGCGGTTGCTGTGAAGTTTTTGACACTCATACACTGGATTGCACTCTGCCGGCACGCATTGGAGCGACCCGGGGACTGCGGGGAGACAGCATGAGCGTGCGGGTCGAACACGGCGACTGCCTGGAAGTGATGCCGCGACTCCATGAGGAAGGCGTCCAGGTCGACTCGGTCTGTTGCGATCCACCCTATCATTTGGTCAGCATCGTGAAGCGCTTCGGCAAGGACGGCAGCGCGCCGGTCAAGAGCGACGGCGCGACGGGCGTTTACGGCCGGGCTGCGGCTGGCTTTATGGGCCAAACTTGGGACGGCGGCGATATTGCGTTCCGGCCCGAGACCTGGCGGCTGGCGTTCGAACTGCTCAAGCCCGGCGGGCACATGCTGGTATTTGGCGGCACGCGTACCTACCACCGCCTAGCTTGCGCGATCGAGGACGCGGGGTTTGAGATTCGCGACACCATCATGTGGCACTACGGCACCGGTTTTCCGAAATCACATGACGTGAGCAAGGGGATAGATAGGGGGGCACCGCGGGCAGGAATGTTCAGCGAGTTTGCAAAACACTACGAACAACAGCGCCATAAAACCGGACTTACCCATGCGGCAATATGTGGCGCGGGACATTTCTACGACAATCACAATCACGGTGGAGCTTCCGTTAACTGGGCAAGGGGTCACAACGTCCCGACGCGGGCACAATGGCGAATATTGCAACCACTTCTATCGCTGGCAGATGATTGGTTGGCGCTGATTGAACGAGTAGAAACCGAGCGCGAAATAACGGGCCAGCATGACGGGGACATGGGTGGCCTCGGCGGCGAACGTCTCGGCTCTGTCGGTGGGGACCAAACCGCCCCGGCGACCGATGCCGCCAAGCAATGGGAAGGCTGGGGCACAGCGCTGAAGCCCGCCACCGAGATCATCTGCCTAGCCCGCAAGCCGCTGTCGGAAAAGACCGTCGCGGCGAACGTGCTGGAGCATGGCACGGGGGCGCTGAACATCGACGGGTGCAGGGTGGGGACTTTCAAAAACACGACGCCGCCGGGGACCGACAGATTTAACCAAGCAAACCATGAGCACGGCTATCGGCCGAACGCCTATCAGGGCAACGGCCGTGACGGCGAGGCGTCGGCTGATCGTCGTTACGCCGAAAAAGGCTCAACTGACTTTGCGGCAACGCCTGGGCCGCGCGGGGGCTCACCGGCGGGAAGATGGCCGGCAAATTGCATTCACGACGGCTCCGAGGAGGTGCTGCAGGCGTTCCCCCGAACCGGCCCAGGTGGCTCACTGACTGGAGCCGAGCCGTCCTCACCCTTCGCCAACGTCTATGGCGACATGCCGGACCGAGCCGGTGGTTTTGAGGCGTATGGAGACCAAGGCACCGCCGCACGATTTTTCTACACCGCCAAGGCGGACAAGGCCGACCGCCTGGGCTCCAAGCACCCCACGGTGAAACCCGTCGACCTAATGGCCTATCTGTGCCGCCTTATCACGCCGCCGGGCGGACTGGTTCTCGACCCCTTCGCCGGATCGGGCACCACCGCCATGGCCTGCTTACGCGAAGGTTTCGACGCCATCGTGATCGAGAAAGAGGCGCGGTTCGTCGCCGACATCCGGCGGCGCCTAGCACACGTCGAGGGCGCCGATACGCCATTGTTCGAGGGAGCACCATCATAGATGGCGGAGAACACCGAGATAGCGTGGGCCGACTCCACACCAACGCTGGAGGACGACGAATGACCGTCTCGATTATCTGTTCTGAGTGCAGCGATTTAGTTGGGATCAGAGACGAAGCGAGCGACGACGATTTTGACCCGACCATGTACCTGCCGTGCCCAGGCAAGGGCCGACACCTCAAGGGGGAGATCAGAACACGGAAGCGATGGTTCGGGCTGATCCGCGAGGTACGGTGGCTCTACCCTGAGACCATGACCTACACCAAATGGCGACGGGCGCCCTCGACATGACCCAGACCTGGACCCAAGAGCGCGTCGCGCGGCTGACCGAACTGTGGGACGCCGGCACCTCGGCCAGCCTGATCGGTAAGGCGCTGGGCGTGTCCAAGAACGCCGTGGCGGGCAAGGTCCATCGGATGCGCCTGGAATCCCGGCCGTGGCCAATTATTCGCGTCGGCCAGGTAGCGCCGACGCGCAAGGTGGCGCTGCGCCGCACGACAGAGACAGTTGCGGAACCGCGGCCGCAACCAAACCCGATTTCTGAGCCGATTGCGCAACCGGAGCCAGTCGCACCCCCGCGCCGCGCCTGCCAGTTCATCGAAGGCGAAAAAGGCCGCGACTTCACGCTCTACGCCGACGCTCCGCGCTGCCCTGCAGCGGTCCAGCCTGGATCGAGCTATTGCCCGGTTCACGACGCGCGCTGCCACAGGCGCCAGCCCAGCGAGGCACCATGAGCCAAGAAACCAGCCTGCGTGTGAAACTGGTCAACCCCCAGAGGGTCATTCTGGAAGAGATCGCCATGCCGAAGATGACCCGTAACGGCGTGGCGCTCACCTATGCGTTCTGCTTGCGGCAGCGCGACCACGATCAGGCTTGGATTAATTTTGGCATGATCAACCGAGCGATCGTGGGCCGCTGGTCATTCTCGGCACTGGACTACATCAAGGCGCGTGCTTGGGGCATCTATGAAGGGCGGATCGCGCCATGACCGATCCCTTCACGATCGACGACCCCGCGCCCCGGCCGCCGCCGGCGAATTCCGAGATCGAACAGGCGCTACTCGGTATCCTGCTGGCCGACAACGCGGCCTACGATCAAGTGGCCGACGCGCTCAAGCCCGAGCACTTTGACGACGCGCTCCACGGCCGCATCTACGAGGCCATGGCCAAGTTGATCGAGCGCGGCCAGACCGCCTCGGCCCTCAGCCTGCGGGCGCTGTTCGAGGCCGACGAGCCCGCCCCCGGCATGACCGGCCCGCAATATCTGGTCGAGCTCACCTTGGCGGCCGCGGGCACGCAGCAGGCGGGCCAGTACGCCGCCACCCTGGTGGACCTGTACCGCCGGCGCGAGGCCATCCTGGGCGCCCAGGACACCATCGAGGCGCTGCATGACGTTGACCTGGATCGCCCAGCCGAGACCATTATCGAGGAAGCGCAGGGCGGCCTGGACGCCATCTTGGGTGCAGGCGACCGCGGCGGGTTGGAGCCGCTGGGAAACCGGGTCGAGGGCGCGCTGGAGCAGATTCAAGACGCCTACAAGGCGCAAGGGACCGGCGCGGCGGGCTTGTGCACCGGCTTGAAAAGCCTGGATAAACTGATCGGCGGGTTGAAGCCGGGCAAGCTCTACGTGCTGGCGGGCGCGACCTCCATGGGGAAAGCGCAGCCTCTTGACGCGAAAATTCTTACCCCGGTGGGTTGGGCCACAATGCGGGATCTGAAACCTGGTGACGAACTCGCTTCGGTGGATGGTCGCCGTTCCTTGGTCAGCGGCGTATTCCCGCAAGGACAGAAGCAAATTTATAGAGTGACTTTCTCGGACGGTCGCTTTGCGGAGTGCTGCGGCGAGCATTTATGGCGTGTCAATAATCGGGGATGGAGAGAAGCGCGGGTGCTTTCTACGAACGATCTCGAAGGACTCCTGAAGCGTCCGAGTTACGAAAAACGTCTTCGGATCGACACTTTCAATGGGGATTTTGGCCATGAGCAATCTTTGCCGATCGACTCGTGGCTCTTGGGGGTTCTCCTTGGGGATGGCGCTTTCCATGGTGGAACGGCGAACATTACGTCGGTGGATGAAGAAATAGTTCACGGTGTTGCTGCCGCGGTCGGCGATGGCCTCATTCTATCTAAGACGGTTGGAGATATTACTTATCGGATAGTCGGCGTAAAAGCCAAAAACTGTGAATATTGTGGTGTTGAAATATCTGGCGGCCATAGAAGTAGAAAGTGGTGTTCTGCTCTTTGTTGTGGCCGCGCAAAATGGGCGCGTCGTGTTGCCTACCGTGACCATGGCACTCCTATGCGGCGTAGCGGGTCGCAACCAAATCAACTCGTTTCAAAATTGGAGAAACTTGGAATTTGGAATTTGCTGTCTACAGAAAAATTCATCCCGGGGATTTATTTAACGGCTCCGCGCGCAGATCGTTTGGCCTTACTTCGAGGGTTGCTGGATACTGATGGCTCTATTGAGACACACGGCACAGTTCGGTTTTACAGCAGTAGCGAGCGACTCGCTGGTCAAGTTGTCGACCTTGCTCGGTCTCTAGGCGGGTGGGTAACCAAGAGGGCTAAAACCACCCACTACCGCACCAGCAAAGGAATTCTCAAGCGGCGCCCCTCCTGGGTTGTGAACATTTGTTCTCTGCCGAAAGATGAGCTTTTTACCCTCGGACGAAAACGAGAGAGAGCGGGTTGTCCTGTTTCCCGCACAAGAAAGCCAACCATTCTTTCTATTGTTCCAACCAGGATCGCTGACGCAACTTGTATTTCCGTCACACACCCGTCTCGCCAATATATAACCGATGATTTCGTCGTGACTCACAACACCGCGGCCGCCGAGGGAATCGCCTTCAATGCCGCGCGATCTGGCCAGCGGCCCGCCTTCTTCTCGTTGGAGATGACCGCCGAGGACGTGATCCAGCGCGAGATCAGCCGGATCACCGGAATCGATTCCAAAAACATCAACAACGGCTGGCTGAGCGAGGCCGAGATGGACCAAGTGGTGCAGTGCCGCGAGGCGCTGGCAGCACTCCCGCTTCATATCGACGATACCTCGACCATTTCGGTAGCGGGTATCCGGGCGCGGGCGCGGCGCATGCAGCGGGCCGGCGGGCTCGATCTGGTGGTGATCGACTATCTGCAACTGATGGGCGACGACCGCCGGCCGCATGGCATGCAGCGTTACGAAGAGATCGGTCAGATGACGCGGCAGATCAAGACTGGTATCGCCAAGGAGTTGCGCGTGCCGGTGATCCTGCTCAGCCAGCTTTCGCGCCAAGTTGACAGTCGCGACGATCACCGGCCGCGCCTGCCGGACTTGCGCGAATCGGGCTCGATCGAGCAGGACGCCGACGTGGTGATGTTCCTGTACCGCGAGGAATACTATCTGCGAAATGAGAAGCCCCAGCGCCGCGGCAATGAGACAGACGAGACGTTCGAAAGACGCGAGCGCACTTGGTACACGCGCCTGGAAGACAAGCGCAGCAAAGCGGAGATCATCGTGGCCAAGCAGCGCAACGGGCCCACGGGCAGCGTGACGGTGGAGTTCGACGGGCCGCGCATGCGGTTTCACGAGGGGGACGCGGCGGAACAGGAGAACCAGGAGGAGATCGTTTTTTGAATGGCCTCTGCCTATTACAACGAGATCGACGCCTATTGCGCGGCTTGGCTGCGCAACCTGATCGCGGCCGGGCATATCCCCGCCGGCGAGGTGGACGAGCGCGATATCCGGGAGGTGGCGGGCGATGACCTCAAGGGCTACGGACAAGTCCACTTGTTCGCCGGAATCGGCGGTTGGGCCGCGGCTGCAAGGCTCGCCGGCATCCCCGACGACCGACCTATTTGGACAGCCTCATGCCCCTGTCCCCCATTCTCCGTCGCCGGCAAGCAGAAGACGTGCCCAAGCTGCGGTAGCGCGTTGCTTGTCCCGTGCCCTCGACGAACTGGCTTCTTCATATGCGCCGACTGCGGCCACGCGTGGGACGAAGATTCCCGGCACCTTTGGCCGGAAGCATGGCGCCTCATCACCGAGCTCCGCCCTGCAATCGTCTTTGGAGAGCAGGTTGAAAGCATCGATGGCCGGCGCTGGTTCGCCGGAGTACGAGGTTCGCTGGAGATACTCGGATTTGCCGTTGCCGCCTCGGATTTGTGCGCTGCGAGCGTCGGAGCGCCGCACCCCCGACAGCGGCTTTGGTGGCTGGCCAACGCCGATGGCGGGCCCCCCGGCCCAGAAGGGCTACAACGAGGCGGGGAACAACGACAGCAGTCGCAAGACGACGGCTTTGGTTGCGGGCTGGCCAACGACCTCGGCGCGGGACTGGAAGGGCGACAAGTCGAACCAGCACGGAAAGAATGCGAGGCCCCTCAACGAAGTGGCGGAATTGGCCGGGTGGGGCACGCCGCGTTCTGTGGAGAGCGGCCACACGACGGGCAACCCCAACAGGGCGCTCAATCACAGGAGCCGGCTGGAGGATCAGGTTTACTTAGCGGGCTGGGCAACGCCGAACGTCCCGAACGGCGGGCGAATAAAAAAAACACAGCCGGCGGGGAGCAAGCGCCAGGCGAGTCTGGAGACGCAGACTGCATTGGCAGGCTGGCCGACCCCGGATGCAGCGGCGATCGCCGGGTGGGCAACTCCAGATACCCAGAACCACCGGGACGGTCGGAAGATGCGCAAGGTGTCAACCGAGAAGAACCGGATGGAGCGGGGCGTGTCGAAAGGATTGTCTCTCCACCACATGGCGACCTTGGCTTCTGGGACGCCTACGACATCATCCCTTGCGGAGACGGAAAATCGCGGCGCGTTGAGCCCGGAACATTCCCGCTGGATCATGGGATTCCCGCCCGCGTGGGCAAGCTGCGCGCCTACGGCAATGCCATCGTCCCGCAAGTCGCGGCGGCGTTCATGAGAGCGGCGTTATGAGCAAGCGCCGGATGAAATAGAACTCGAGCGATAGGAGGCCGTTTTGAGCTACGGCAAGGTGTACGAAGAATACTGGGACGGGGAGAAGATCGCGGCGCTGAGCGACCGCGCGGCCCTACTCGGGCTGTTTCTGATCACTGGCCCGCATCGGAACGCGATCGGTTGTTTCCGGATCGGCGTGGGTGCCATCTCAGACATTCCGCGCTTTGGCGCATGGGGTATCGAAGGGGTATGCGAAGCCCTATCGGAGATGTCTCGAACGGGCTTCATCGTGCGCGACGAAACCACTGGCTGGACCCTAATCGTCAATGGGTTGCGAAAAGACCCGATCAGAAGCGTTAAAGTTGCCATACATGCCTTGATGCTTGTCAATCGTGTTCCGCAAAATACCAATGTGTACCAGTCACTTAAGGAACTTCTCGAACCGCAACTCGATCATTTTTCCGATACCCTATCGGATAGGGAAGGGTGGCCCATGGCAGACCCTATCGATACCCCTTCGATACCCATTCGATCTCCTTTACCAGTACCACTAACCACTAACAACAAACCAGAACCACAAACCAGCGCCGCTGGCGCGGCGAGGGAGATGATGGAAATCTGGAACGAGGTTTGCGGTGAGGTCGGCTTGGCAGAGGCGGTCAAGCTGCCGAGCGGGCGTGCCAAGGGATTGGCCCTCCGGCTCAAGGAAGACTTCGGCAACGACATCGAACAATGGCGAGCCTACTGCCAGCGTATAGCGGCGAGCGAGTTCCTGACCGGTAAGGTGGCACCCGGACCAGGCCGTGATAGGCCGTTTAAGGCCGATATCGACTGGGTCATCAAACCCGCTAACTTGGCCAAGATCGTGGAAGGCAAATACCCAGGCGGCAACGGTCAGGACCAAGGCCCATACCTGATCGAGGGCGAGGAGAACCTGCGCGAACAGTACCGCCAGCTGGTACGCTTGGACGCAACCGGCGAGTGGATGGACCACTGGGGGCCGAAGCCGGGCGAGCCGGACTGCCAGATCGCTACCGAGGTGATGGAGAAGTTCAAGATTGTTCAGAGCGGTGGCGAGCCGTGAAAGACAGCCTCGCCCGCATCCAGACGGTGCCGACCACGACCCGGGCGCAACTTAATGCCCTGGGCGCCCGGGCCTGGGAGAACCACGAGACCTTGGTGGTGAGGTTGAGCCAAGTGGAGGACGCAGGTATTCGGGCGAAGATCGTCGAAGTGGCGGAGCACCAGTTCGGGGGTGGGTCTTGACGGTAAAGGACGGGAGAGAGGAACTGAGCGATGGAAGATTGGTTTCTGGAAATGTCGATGATCGGTCCCTATGGCCAGCGGTACACCATGAGATTGAACCTCGATGGCGTAAACGCGCGAGGACTTTCCCACATCGAGCCGCCATCCCGGTGTCGGAACCTCACGAGATTTACTGACACCGTGGAGATACTAAAGCGGCGGAAATACCGGAAAGATTTATTCATCGACGCGGCTCGACGGATTGGCGCTCTGCTGGCCGAGAGGATGGAAGACGCCGAGGGTTGGCATGACATCAGCCGCCAGGGACCGGCGAAAGCCGAGTTGGCACAATAACGAAGGCCAAATCAATGACCGAGACAGCAACAGCACAGCGGACCATATCCATGACCCGACGCGGAGGTGCAAGGAATGATCCAGAAAGAAAGGGGGCGACCTCAAAATGAACACGCAAACGGCAAGAGAGATCGAGCTTCGCTTTCGAGAAGTACGGTTCCGGCCAGTTTCGGTGTGGCGGTTTTTTGATGCAGTCCATGAACAGCTTGGGAAAATCATGGGCCAGGAAGCTGATCGGATAATAAAGAAAAGCATGAAGCGCCCCGATGGTTGATTTGCGCGATGAGGTGAAGCGGCGGCTCGAGGATGCGGGCAAGACCCTGATGATGCTGCCCATGCCCGTCGATGGTATGCCAGCGGGGTACAATGTAGCTTGGCCCGACGTACTGCAACGGTTCTGGGACGTGGCCGGCAAGGCGGACCAGGGCAGCGTGGCGGAGCGGCAAGAGGCCCTGGCGCAGATTCGTAATACCACCAAACTGCACGCCGACCGGCCGGCCATAGCCCGCTTGGACGAGGTGCTGGGATGGCTGCTGATGATGAATCTCCCACACCATCGAAAGGCAGTGTCAGGTCGCATGTTGATTCATCCGTTAAGCGAGCGACCGGCTTACTCGTGGGCGCAGATAGCCAAGACGCTGGGCACCAATAGCCGCACGGTTCGCCGTTGGTATGCCGATGGGGTCCAGGATATCTTGGACAAGCTGGCCGAAGCAGGTTGAAAAAACACTTGCCCGAAATGCCCGAAATGCCATAGGGTTTCGCCCCAGCGTTGGATATTTGCGCTAAACGCACTATTTCGCGTGAGACAACCGCCTGCTCGGCACCGCCCGCGGCGGGTTTTCTGTGGAGAATCAGCCATGCCCCGTCGCCGCCCCACGCTGCCCGCCCAGGTCAGTCCCAAGGCCCGTGCTGCCGTGGCCAGGCCCCGCCCCGCCAAGGCCGCCAGGGCCTCGCCCAAGGCCGCTGTGGCGAAGGAGCGACCCATGAAGGGCTACAGCCGGCCTAAGAGGTAACGGCCGCTTCTTCACAATTGTGCGGCGTGTCTGGCTCAGTAGCTAGCGCGCCTTCGACTCTCTCCCCGTCCGGCACTCAGCCGAGAGCGGGGTTTTTCATGACCGAGAGGAAACGCTCATGGTAGCACGCACTGTGTCGAAGCGCGGCGGGGTGTATTTTGTCGAACTGCCCGTAACGGTGGAGGCAACACCCGATTACTCCAGCGGCGATCTGGTGGGAGGGCTGTTGAACATCTCGGACATTGAATCGGAGAAGAAGTTCGGCGGCGGGTTGATCCAGTCGGTGCTCATCACCGATCTGGCGAAGCAGGACATCGACAAGGATGTGGTGTTCTTCGACACCAACCCGTCGAACACAACCTTCACCGAGAATGCGGCGCTGGATATTGCTGACGCCGATCTGGTGAACATCCTCGGGGTCGCGCAGGTCACCACCTGGATTGACTTCAACGACAACTCGATCGGCCAGGCGTTGAATCTCGCTATCCCGTTCAGCAACACGGCGCTCTATGCGGCGATCATGGAACGCGGGACGGCCAATTATGCCTCGACTTCGGACCTGACGATCCGCGTGGGGATTCTCCCAGCATGAGCTGTCTGAAACCCCGGAGCAAGCTGCTATGTAGTACCGCGCTGATTGCAGCGGTGGTGCTATTTGCTCCGTCCACTGGCGACGCCTCTCTCACGCTTCACTACATCTACCTGCTCGACTCCGGCTCCACCATCGCGCAGTCGGTCGTCAAAGGCCCAGTGCCAACCTATACGGGCAACAATGGCACCAGCTTGATCTGGGACGAAAATGCGGCGCTTGTCTCGACAACCAATAACGAACCGCGCTTCACTCACCATCCTGTAACTGGCGCGGCAGAGGGACTTTTACGGGAAACGCAGCGGGTCAATAAATGCCTCCAGGCGAATGACCTTGAAACCACATGGACTAACCCCGGCACCAACACGACGATTACGGCGAATGCCGGTACTTTCCCTGATGGCAACGCCACAATGGATGACGTGCTGCATGGGGACAGCGCCGAAACGATCCAGCAGACCATAACGGTCACGAACAACACCAAAGTCGGCATTTCGGCTTTTGTCAGTCAGGGCACTACGGGAAGTCACGACTGGGTGAAAATGTCGTGGATTGACGAGTCTGACGGGGATAACGGGTTCGAGGCGTGGTTCGATCTGAGCACTGGGAACGTAGGTACTGCTCAAGCGGTTGGTACTGGGTCTTATTCGTCCAACAGTGCAAAAATGACAGATGTCGGTGGCGGCGTTTTTCGCATCGAAGGGGGCGGTCAGATCGTAACGGGGCAAACGGACGGGCGTTTTGAAATTATCAATACGACTGCTGATGGGGTTGATACGGCAGAAGTGACAAACAGTGTATTTTGGGGAGGGTTCCAGCTTGAGGAAGTTGGTACTGACGCTGACTCGGCTCACGTCACTTCTTTCATACCCACCACTACGGGGGCCGTGACGCGGACGGAAGACCTCATCGTTGAAACAACTTTGAGCTGGTTCGCTGATAGCAGTGCACCCGGCACCCTGTATACAAAATACATAAATGGCGGGGGCATTAAGAACGGCACCACGCAGCCAGTGATTTCCATCAACGATGGCAGCAACACCGATACATTCCGCATCAATCTTCATGGCAGTGTTGATGCTTTTCAAGCTCGAATAAGAGACGGTAACAGCGATGTTTCAATTAATACCGGCGGCATTCCCGCTGTCGATACTTTGCATCAGGTGGCTCTGGCTTGGGCAATTGATGATGTTGAGATGGTGGTCGATGGCTCGTCAGTGGTAACAGACACTAGCGTTACAACCCTTCCCGAGGATTTAACTCAGCTTTCCCTGGGGGATCATCCAGGTGGAACGGAGAATATTGAGCAAGCAACATATCAAGAAGTTCAATATTTCAACAACGTTCGCAAGACTCAAGCGTTCATGGAGGCCCTTACGTCATGACGATCAATGTCAAGGATTTTGGTGTGGTTGGTAATGGCACGCAAACCTAGAGCCGATGACCGCACGACCGGCACAGTTACGGTCGAGAGCGCCGACAGTGCCGCCGAAGTTCAGGCAGCAATACGTTCGCTATCGAATGGAGACACGTTGCGTTTCCTGCCCGGCGTGTATCCTTTAGGAAGTGACAGTTGGGCCGGTCTGAATATGACTGGAATGTCTCACGTAAAAATTATTGGGCCGGGTGCGACTCTCAAACTCATGGCTCCTCCAAGTCAAGTAATGTTAAATGCGTCAGTTCCAGAATTTTTTGAATTACGGGGGTGTGTGCGCTGCGCCATTGAGGATTTAATTTTTGATCTTAATGGTATTGCAGCACTAGGCCCCGGTCTTGATAGATGCACGGATACGCAAGTCGAGGACATAGAAATTTTTGCCGGTGCTGCGAGTGCTCAAGCGATGGCCTTCGGAGGCACCCGGAACAATTGGGCCAATTGCACCATCAGGGACAGCGTTGCCAACGGCGTCACGAGGGGATTGTGGCTGGGCAACGGCGGGAATGCGGCCCATGGCGAAACAGATGGGAGTGTCAATGGCTGCAAAATATTCAATAACGCTCACACGGGGCTTTCCATTAATTCGAACCGTGCGATTGTCACAGGAAATAACATCTTCGGAAATGGGCAGGCCGGGATAAAGATTTCTGGAGATGATACGGCCACGGACATCGGCGACGGAATTATCGTAACTGGGAACAACATCAGGGACAATCTTGGATCGGGCATTAGCTTAACCGGCGCATCGACCGAGGCCACTTGGGTTCGTAAATCCTTGGTGGCGAACAACATCTCTCGAAACAACAGAGCGGATGGGATACGACTGAGAGATTGCACAGGTATTGTGGTTTCCGGGAATGTCTGTGAGGGCAATGCAGAGACCGGGATAGCACTAAAGCCCGACTGCAACCACACAGTGGTGACGAGCAATTGTTGCGAGGGCAATGACTGGCATGGAATATCAGCGGTCAACGGTATATTTGAAGGAAATAACATAACGGCCAACGTGGTTCGCAACAATAGCGGTAAGGGGATTATTTTCGAGGCGAATTTCCCGGGCAAGGCTCACCGCTGCACCAATATTTCCTCCAACATCGTTCGAGATAACGCCGGGGAAGGCATCATCTTAGTTAAGGGAACGTCCGGTGCGGTCTACAGCCAGGTATTCGTTAAAGACAACATTTGCGATGGCAACGGTAGCAATGATATCCGCTGCACCTCCAACGGAAACGAGCCTTGGGTGGATAGCCAGATAACCGGGAATTATGCGGAGGTAGTGACCATTATGCCCGACGTGGTGGGGACGTTTGAAACCGGCAATTCTTGGCAGAGCCCATGACCGAACGGCTTCAGGGCATCAAGGCCAAGCGGCAGGGGATTTAGGCCATGTCGGTAAACGGCGTCATCGACCTCGGCGACCGCAAAGAAGACGCGACGGTCGACTTCGGCTTTACCTCGTTCAGCGCCGCCGACATTCCCACGGTCCTGGCTGGGTCGCCCGTTCTCAGTGTCTACAAGGCCAACAGTGATGCACAATCCACGGCCGGGATCACCCTGGGCGTCGACCACGATGGCCTAGTGGGATTGAACCACGTCCGCCTGGACCTCAGCGCCGACGGCTTCTATGCCGTCGCCAACGACTATCTTGTGATCATCACGACGGGCACGATCGACAGCGTGAGCGCGGTCGGCACCGTTGTGGCAACCTTCAGCATCGAGAACAGGTTCGTGGAGGTCGATGTCACGAAGATTTCCGGCGATAGTACGGCAGCCGACAATCTTGAACTTCAGTATGACACCACTGGCCTGACGGGGGATACCTTCCCGGCAACTCAGTCACAAGTTGGTAACATTGGTTCGGCGTCCGGTGGCTCGCTTTCGTTTCAGGTTGAGACTGACAATGCCATCACCGACACGATCGACAATGCAGCCGCGGTAGATAAGGGTTCCGGATTGGTCGGGATTCCGGTTACGAGCCATGCCTTTACAGCTGGTTTCGAGGTAACGATTGCCGGGTCAACGAATTACAACAATGCGTACACGATTGTCAGCGAGACCACCAATGAGATCGTGATCACCGAAACTTATGCGGCGGAAACCTTTGGTGGCTCGGAAACCATAATTTCGACCATCAAGACTATCGGCAAGGTTGGCACCGAAGCTGGAACATTCGCGAACGCCGAGGCGCTTGACGGCACGTATCACGTCCTGACCAACGACAATGATAATCTCGACTGGGTCTATCAGATTGATGTAGGCGGCGGTCGGACGGCATCACTTATCAACTTCCACGGCTACCTGACGGGCAACAACGACACCGTCAACATTCAGGCTTACGATTTCGTGGGGACTGACTGGGAAACCCGCGCGGTCTTGCAAGGCACAGCACAGGCGACGAATCAGACACTAGTGATCCCCCTGCTGTCGAAACATACGGAGCTTACTGGCGCCGACATCGGCAAGGTTCTCATTCGCTTTGTGGACGCCACCGCTGCCGGCCACGTCCTCGGCGTTGATGAGCTGCTTATCGAGGCAGTTGGTATTGGGCAGACGGTCGGGTATGCCAACGGCCAGCTATGGCTAGACACGAACAACGGTACTGCTGGAACCGAGGCGTTTGTCAACGGGGTGGCGGATAACCCTTGTTTGACTGTTGCGGATATCAAAGCACTTTCGACAACGACCGGGATTTCGGATTTCCACATCATCAATGGGTCGAGCGTAACTTTGGCCGAGAGCACGGTCAATGAAAGCTACTTTGGCGACAACTGGACGCTTGCGCTCGGCGGTCAGGATGTGGACGGGGCTTATTTTCAAGGTGCTCATGTAACAGGTGTTGGGACATCAGCGACAGAAGTACATTATGAAGGTTGTGATATTGGCACAATGTCGGTCCAGATTGGGCACTTCGATTTCTGTGCATTTGGCGGCACTGTTACTCAAACTCTCGCAGGTGATTATGAATACCATAATTGCTACAGCAATGTTGCGGGAGCGGGTGCCTCGACTTTCACAAAAACTGCGGGCCAGGCAATTACTGCTGAATGGCGCAATTGGATGGACAGCATTACGGTTTCTGGGCTGGAGTCTGGTGATACAATTACCATTAATGGCCGTCTCGGGACAGTGACGTTGAACGGCGCAGACGCGACTGTTGAGATAAGAGGGTCGTATAAGAGCATTGTCAATAATTTGACCGGAAGCCCGACGGTCAATATCGGCGGTGCGTGGAAGGGTTCGGACATCGCTGACATCCTGGTTGACGCCACCGAGATCGGCACCGCAGGCGCTGGGCTGACTGATCTTGGCGGCATGTCAACAGGTATGAAGAGTGAGATTGGCGATGCAGCAATGGATGAGGCGCTTTCGGGGCATCAAACGCAAGGTACCGTTGGTGCGGCCATTACAATGACAGCCTACGCCGGTCCGCATGGCCCAGGTGTTTACTTTGATGATGGAGCAGCAAACACAGGGACAACGCTCGGGCTTGATGGGACGATTGAGAATCCCGTCAGCACGATTGCTGCGGTGACCACCATCGCGGTGGCTCTTGGCGTTCAGGTAATCTATCTGATTAACGATACTCAAGCTACGCTGGCTCAGACTTATGAGGGCTATATATTTGTCGGTCTTGGCCTTAGTAACAAGATCACGTTGGGCTCGCAGGACGTTGATAATTCCGAATTCTACAATGTCATCCTAACCGGGACACAGGGCGGGACCGGGCAGATGCGTGCGTTCGCTTGTTCATTGATAGCGCTCGCTTCTGCTGAAATTATTGCCGAAAAGTGCTGGTGGAGCGGCGACATTGCACTTCGAGCATATGATAATCACATGTTCGCAGGTTGTCGCAGTGCTATGCCGGGAGACGCGTCGCCCACGCTCACTTTCCCTGGGTCAGGTGTGACGAAGGTGAGTATCCGAGATCACTCTGGTGGGGTAGAATTAGTAGACGGAATTGCTGCCGACGTGATAACTGCCGAATTCGTTGCTGGTCAGCTTATCATTGCTGCCAGCTGCAATGACATGACCGTCCGACCGCGCGGCATTCTCAAGTTCACGAACAATGGCACGAATATCAACATTGAATTAGAGGTCGCGTTAAATCTGACGAATATCAATGCCGAGGCCGACACCGCAATTTCGGATGCCTTCACCTTTACAAAGGCCAATGAACTTGATGCGAACGTCAAAAGTATCAACGATGCGGAGATTGTCGGAGACGGAAATGCAACCCCATTCGATGGTGTGTAGCCCATGTTAGTAATTGGGGACGCCTGGGTAGCGGGCGCTTGGGAGCAGACCAGTTGGATTGCTGGCGCCTGGGCTGCGGACGCCGCCGTGATTATCCACGAGGCCACGCTGACAGGTCGTCAAGACGCACACACCGCCACGGGAATCCAGCCGAGCCAAAGCGCCACAGGCAGGCAGCCGAAACCATCTGGAACAGGGAAAGTCTGATGAGCCGAGACCTGCGCCGCTTTCACGAGATGGAATATGCGGTCGGCACCGATGGCACTATCACGATCGCGCTCAAGGATTCGGACGGCGACGACCTGAGTGTCGTGAGCGCCAGCGCGGCCTGGAAGGTCTACCGGGCGGTGCCGCGGCGCCGGCGCAAGCCCTGGACGGGACAGTCGGTGGCGAGCAAGACCAGCACGGCGGGCGAGATCGCGCTCACGGCCGGTCAGGCGGTGATCACGGTCGACAACTCAGACCTGGACGGCAAATCGGGGCGCTTCATGCAGATACTCCAGATCACCGATTCCTCGGGCAACGTGACCCACCTGGGCCATGGGCCGCTGTTCTTGCTGGCGGCGCCGGCGTGATGGCGAAGAAGCCCACCAACGGCCTTCCGCCCTTGGTCAGAGAACCCGAGGCGCGTGCGGCCTACATCGCGCTTGATGGCCGCCGTTCAGTGCGCCGGGTCCGTGAGGCCTTTCTGGCCACCGGGCGGCGGGCACCATCTGAGAGCACTTTCGACTACTGGCGCGCCAAGCGTAAATGGGTCAAATGCGCGCGCGAGCATGACGAGAAGGTGGTGGCCGCTGCATCTAAGAAAATAGCCACGACCGCCACGGCCCAAGTGATTACCCGCGCGGCGCAGTTCGATACAGTGGCCACCGAGAGCCTGAGCAAAGCCATCAAGATGTTGGCCAAGATCAAGGTCGACAATTGCAAGGCTGCCGATATCCGCGCCCTAGTTGAGGTCAGCGAGCGGGCGTCCAAGATGTACGAGCTCCTCGAGGGCCGCGCGACCGATCGCGTCGACAACCTGACGCGCGACAAGATGGACAAGATCATTGAGGAAATGAACCAGGAACTCGAGGAGAAGCTGGCCAGTGTCCCAGTCCTCCATTGATCGTCGGGTTCCCCCCGCCCCTTCGGCCGACGCCTTGCGCGACCGCATCGGCTGGTACACGCGCCACCTGAACCAGGCGTTCGAGGCGGGTGGGGAGGACGGCTACCACGAGGCGCGCGCCTTCCTGGGCCGCAACGATCTGTTCTATTTGCTGGTCTACATCCTGAAACGGAAGGACGCGCTGCATCCGTGGATTTTCGACCGGGCCCGGGAAGTTCAGAATGCGCCGGACGGCTATCTCGATCTGTGGTCGCGCGAGCACTACAAATCGACCATTTCGACCTTCGCGCTAAACATCCAGACGATCCTGAAAAACCCCGAGATCACCATCGGGATTTTCAGCCACACCCGCGACATCGCCAAGGGATTCTTGCGCCAGATCAAGCTGGAACTGGAAACCAACGACGATCTCAAGTTCCTCTATCCCGAGGTGCTGTGGCGTGACCCGAAGAACCAAGCCTCGCGCTGGTCGCTCGATAACGGGATCGTGGTCAAACGCAAGACCAACCCCAATGAAGCCACGGTCGAGGCGTGGGGTGTGGTGGAATCGCAGCCGACATCGAAGCATTTTCATGTGCTGGACTACGACGATCTGGTGACGCTCGACACCGTATCGGGGCGCGATGCCTCCGAGAAGATCAAGAAATGCACCAACGCCTGGGCGACCTCGCTGAACCTTGGCCGGCGCGGTGGCGTGATCCGCTACAAGGGCTCGAAATATCACCAGGCTGACCCCTACGAGGAAATCCTGCGCCGCAAGGCCGCCAAGGAGCGCCGATACCCGGCCACGGTGGACGGCACGGTCGACGGCGAGCCGGTGTTGATGAGCGCCGAGGAGAACGCGCGGAAGCGTCGGGACATGGGCTCCTACGTCTACAACTGCCAGATGCTGCTAGACCCGCGCGCCGATGCGACGCTGGGTTTCAAGCGCGAGGATATCCGGTTCTGGAAGGGCGGCAACCACGACAACCTGTGCCGCATCATCCTGGTCGACCCGGCCTCGAAGAAAAAGCGCGAGAGCGATTTCACGGCCATGTGGGTGCTGGGCTACGGCGCCGACGACAACTGGTACATGATCGATCTGATCTTCGACAAGATGAACCTGACCGAGAAGGTCGCCAAGGTGATCGAACTGCACCGCGCCTACAAGCCGATGTTCGTCGGCTACGAGCAATACGGGCTCCAGGCCGACATCGAGGCGATCGAATGGCGTCAGGAAGAGGAAACCTACCATTTCGACGTGACTCCCTTGGGCCGCCAGCTCCACAAGGATGACCGGATCATGCGCTTGCAGCCGATTTTCGAGGCACACCGGATCTATCTGCTGGAACGGCTCATGCGGCCGAATTGGGAAGGTGAGACGGTCGATGTGGTGCGGCAGTTCCTGGACGAGGAGATCGAGCATTTCCCGGTCGGCGCCCACAAGGACGCGCTTGATGCGCTGTCGCGCATCTGCGACGAGGAAGTGCTGGTCGCCGCCAAGGCGCCGCTGACCATCGACATGTCGAAGATCAACCCGCTGGGCGGGCGCCGCCGAGGCGCGGCCGGTAGCTGGATGGGGGCGTGATGAGTGGAGTTGAACGGATGCGGCGCAATCACCAACCAATCTTTGGCCGCGAAGGCGTTTGGCCTTGGGCGGAGGCAGTTGGTTTTTGGCTCTGGCGTATTGTGCAACGCCCTCGGTCTCGAATTTACCGGCATGGTTTGCTTGCGTGTCTGAAATTATTGCCGGGCGCCTTGCGTATAACTTGGACCGCCAAATCTTTTGACGTAATTGTTCCCTTTGGAAAGTTGGGGGCGTAGATGGAAGACGTTAGCGGCATCCGGCACTTCGTCACCCTGCCAGAGGGCCTTATCTGCAAGCGCCTCGCTGTCGGCGATGATGGGCTGGTGTATGCCTATTGCGATGATGCCGCCGGCGGTGAGACGTCGGTACAAATCAGTTCGGACACGCAGGGGCAGGGGCATATCGAACAGGTGCTGCGGATCAACCCGTGATGATTGATCCAGTCGCCCACCGTCTGATGCACACACAGTTTTGCACAGCTTCGAGCCATGATTGCGCTCGGGTCCCTCTCTTGTGCTGGATTGACGACGAATCTGACGACGGAGTCGTGTGGACCGCCATCGGTACTATCGGCCGCTATCGGCTGATTCGGAAAGACCAACTGCAGCGGATCGGACTCCATGATGGTTGAGCGCGTCGAGGACAAACTGCCCGATGTCGAGGACATCGGCGGCAAGGACGCCGAACTCATGCGCATCGCCCGCGACCGCTATCAGATCGCGGTCGACCATGAGCAGGACAACCGGGACGCCGGTATCGAAGACCTGGAATTCATGGCTGGCGACCAATGGCCGGAGGAAATTCGTCGCGAGCGCAACGAGGATGGCCGCCCGATACTGACCATCAACCGGATGCCGGCCTTCGTGAAGCAGATCGTCAACGAAATTCGCCAGAACCGGCCGGCCATCAAAGTTCTACCGGGCGACGATACCAGTGACGATGAAATTGCCGATATCTTCACCGGGACGATCCGGCATATAGAGCATCAGTCGAACGCTGTTATCGCCTATGTGACCGCGGCCGAGGGTGCGGCGCAGTGCGGTATCGGCCACTTTCGGATCACGACCGAGTATTCTCACGAGCAGGCATTCGACCAGGTGATCCGCATCAAGCGCATCGTCGACCCCTACGCGGTGACCTGGGATCCGCAGGCGGTGGAACTCGACCGTTCGGATGCGATGTATTGCTTCTACGAGGAGGCAATGGGCTTGGAGACCTACAAGGCGCGCTATCCGAAATCGGCCCTGGTCGGCTTCGACTTCATGGACGCCGACTCGACCCATCTGGGCGATTGGCGGCAGGGCGAGGAAATCCGGGTCGCCGAATATTGGACCAAGACTCTGGAGAAGCGGACGCTGGCGCTACTGGATGACGGGCGGACGATCGACATCACCGAGATGAACGAGGGCGATGGGGTGGTGCAGGATGCTGAGACTGGGCAGGGGCATTACATCAAGAGGCGCCGAGTGGTGGAGCGCAACAAGGTCGAGATGCGCATCATCAACGGCCACGAGGTGCTGGAAGGGCCGTTCGAGTGGATCGGCACCGATATTCCGATCATTCCAGTGATCGGCGATGAGACCCACATCGGCCGGCGCACCATCAGGAACGGCATCATTCGCCACGCCAAAGACCCGCAGCGGATGTACAATTACTGGCGCGCAGCGCAGACCGAGCAGATCGCGCTACAGCCCAAATCGCCCTTCATGGTTACCCCGAAGAATATCGCCGGCGTCGAGGCCCTGTGGAACCAGGCCAACACGCGCAACATGCCGTATTTGCCCTACGCGCCGGACGATAATAACAGCGGCCTGCCGCCCCAGCGTGTCCAGCCAGCCCTGGGCAGCCCGTCGATGCACCAGGAAATCCTGATAGCCCAGGACGACATGAAGGCCACCACGGGGGTTTATTTTGATGCCGCCCGCGCGCCCAGCCTACCAGAGACCAGTGGCAAGGCAATAATCGCCCGGCAGCGTCAATCGGACATCTCGACTTTCAATTACAGCGACAATCTGAAACTGGCCATCGTGGCTTGCGGGCGGCAGTTGGTGCGGATCATCCCCAAGGTCTACGACAGCGATCGAGTCATCCGCTTGCTGAACGAGGACGGGACCACCGAGGCGGCGCGCATCAACCAGACGGTGGTGGACGACGCCGGCCAGGAGCACCGGGTCAACGATCTAGCGGTCGGGGTCTACGACGTTGCGGTCACCACCGGGCCGTCCTATTCTACCAAACGGACCGAGGCGGCTGATTCGCTGTTGCAACTGGTGAAGGCCGTGCCCGAAGCGGGCAAGGTGGCGATGGACATCATCGTGAAAGCCCTCGATTTCCCGGGCTCGGACGATCTAGCGGAGCGGTTCCGCAAGATGCTGCCGCCGGGCATGGTGGAGTTGAAGGATGGCGAGGAGGAGCCCGCGCCGCCGCCGCCTTCGCCCGAGGAGATCGAGGCCAAGGCCAAGATCGAGACCGACCAGCGCGATCAGGCCCGCAAGGACACGGAGGCCAATGCGAAAATCATCGAGATGGCCGCCGAGGTGGCCAAGACCGAGGAAGAGACCGAGCAGATCAAGCTGGAGAACCTGGAGAAGGCGTTCGAGTTCGCGATGGCGAACGGCCAGTTCAAGTCCATGATCGAGGGCCAGGTCGAGGCGGTGTTGCGGGATATTCTGGCGCCCGATTCACCGGTGCAGATGCCCACCGTGGCACCGACTGGGCCAGTTGCTCCGCAGCCCCCGCAAGCGTATCCTACCAATGGGGCCGGCTCGGTGCCGGTGCAATGACCGGCGAAGTGAACTACGAGGCTTGGGCGGTTGACATGTGCTCGCTGCTCGATGCCATCGAGGCCGCGCTGAGTGACGACGACACGGCGCGCGCGCGGGTCTTGGTCGCAGGCCGTCACCGGATCGCCGAAGCTCAAGGTCTCAATGTGGTGTGGATGGGTCAGCAGCCAGCCACAATTCAGTGAGGAAACGAGAGATGAAGGGTTTGTCCCGCCGCGCTTTCTTGGCCGCGCTGTCTGCTGTCCCAGTGGCCGCAGCATCTGGTGCTTCGGTCGTAATGACGGTCACGCCCGCTGAGGGCTTCTTCGCCGCAGCGCCGGGCGAAGCGGCCACGATTCAGCCACGAGCGGCCAACATGACCCTCACTCTCGATGAGTTTGCTTCTCGTGTGGTTAATCCGGCGATGGATAGACTGCGTGCCCAGCCGATGTACATCTACCATAAGTCGGCATTTTTCGAATCGCCGCTCAACTGAAACACTTCAAATGATGGAGACCGCCGTCATGATGCACGGAGAGAGCTTTTCCAAGATGTCCGCAATGGACAAGAAGTACCAGTCCGAGAGCGACGTTCGGACGCTGATCAAGGCCGGCGAGATCAAGAAAGACAAGGCCCGCTACAAGGCCGCGATGGCGAAGGCCAAGGAGCAGGCCAAAGCCCTGGAGTACATCGGGATGAGCCCGAGCAAGATGGGCAAGATGCCGTATTCCGAGTACAGCAAGGCGCGCAAGAGCCGCGACAAGAGCATGAACGGCCAGACGAACCACTACGCTTAGAGGCAAGTCCATGACCCGTGAGGAGATGATCGATATGGCGGTGCGGCGGGAACTCGCCCCGATGTGGCAGCGGCACTTCGTCAAATATCCCAAAAACCTTTCGACGGTGGTCTTTTGCGATACCGGAACGACGGCATTAGCGGCTATTCGCGCCGAATGTTGCCGCATCGCCAAAGAGAGCGTCCCATACAACCTTCCTATGCTGCGGAAATATCACTATCAGAGTTGGGGCGGCAACTGGATGGACTAACCCATCAGGAGTATTTACGAAATGGCGACCACATGGATCGAAGAAGCCTTTGAATGCGGACGTAAGTGCAGACGAGAAGGCTGGGCAGGCAGCAAAAACACCCTACGGCGCATACTGTCGGACCCCGCGCCGAGCGGCTGGGTCAAGTGGTGGCGCTGTGGATACAACCACCCGCGTGAGGAGGCGATGCCCTGTGAGTCCTGAGTTTACCGTCGGCAGAATAAAGCCCGGCCCCGTCTGACAGCGGGGTCGATCTAAGACACCACCACCAGCCGCCTCCGGGCGGCTTTTCCATACCCACGCACCGGCCGCAGAGGCCGTCGCACCTGAAGAAGGATAGCAAGGTATGCCAGATTCCAAGGCACAGACTGCCACCCCCGAACCCGCACCCGCCATGAGCGTTCCTTCGGTCAATCCGGAGACCCCGCCCGTTGCCGACAGCGAAAGCCAGGATACCCAGTGGATCGACCCGATGTTCCGGGATCAGGACGACCCCCTGCCTGACGAACCTGCCAGTGACGAGGAGGCCGCAGAGGCCGCGGAAGGCGACAAGGGAGACGCAGGTCCAACGGCCGAGCAACTGGCCGAGCTCGTCGCCAAGGACACCGAAGCCCCGGAATCTGACAACGCCGCCCCGAAGGCTCAAGCAGAGCCCGCTCCGGGCGGTGACGAGGACGGCGGCGACGCAGGTAGCGAAGCCGCCGACCTCGCGGACGATGAGGACAAGGAATACGAGCCGAAGAAGACCAAGCCCCGGCGCCGCTCCCAGTCCCGTCGCGAGCGTCGCGAGCAGGGCCGCGCCATCCAGACGCTTCAGGAGCAACTGGCCGGGCTTCAGGCGCAGCTCCGGGAGAGGGCACCCGCCGCAGAGGCGGAAGCGGCCGCAAAGGCCGAGGAAGTGCCTGCCGAGCCGCCGACGCTCGAGGACCACGACTTCGACAACGAGAAATGGGCCACTGCCATGGGCAAGTGGACCAAGGACACGGTGGCGGCAAACGAAACCAAAGCCGAAACCAAGGCCGAACAGGCCCGCCAGGAGGCGGCCAATCGCGCCGCTGCCGAGCGTCAAGCCGAGACCATGGAGACCTTTGGTGAGCGGGAGGAAGCGGCCCGCGAGCTCCACAAGGACTACGATGACGTGGTGTACGACTTGTCCTTAGCGATTGATCCACGCGCCGCACAGGCAATCTGGCAGTCCGAGCAGGGCCCGGGTCTCGCCTACTACTTGGCGACCCACCAGGACGAATCGAAAGCCATGTTCGACATGATCGACGTGGACCTTGGCCGCGCTCTGGCGAAGATCGAATTCACCTTGACGGCCGAACAGGCCGCCCCGGCTGCAAAGCCGGAGGACAACACCGCGGCAGCGGCAGCCGAACAGGCGCCCGCCGACAAGCCGGGCCAGCAAGCGAAGCCGGTCCCCACCCCCACATCAGCCCCCCCGCCTGTCCCGACATTGGGCGGTTCTGGCGCTGCCATGCGCCCGAGCCCCGAAAAGATGTCGATGGACGAATACATCGCGGGGAGGCGATCAGGAAAGATCAAGTAGATGGTACAGAGAATCCTTACCCCGAGCATCATCGCCAAGGAGGCGTTGTTCCAGCTCGAAAACAACCTCGTGATGGGCAATCTCGTTCATCGCGATTACCGCAAGGAGTTCGTCAAGGTCGGCGAGACGGTTTCGATCCGCAAGCCGGTCAAGTTCGTCGTTACCGACGGTGCGACCAGGACCAACCAGGACGTGGAGGAAGCATCGACCAACATCACCATCGACAAGCGCAAGCACGTCTCCTGGAACTTCTCCACTCAGGACCTCACGCTGTCGATCGAGGAGTACGCTTATCGCTACATCAAGCCGGCCATGATCGCGCTGGCGAACAAGGTCGATACCGATCTGCTCGATCTCTACAAGCAGATCTGGAACTGGGTCGGAACCCCGTCCAATACCATCAACAGCTTCGCCGATCTATCCAAGGCGCCCCAGCGGCTCGACGAGATGGCGGTTCCGCAGGATCAGCGCAACGCCGTTCTGGCTCCGGCCGATTCCTGGGCGATGATTGGTAACCTGGCGGGGCTCACTCTCACCGACCAGCCTGCCAGTCCACAGGCGGAAGCCTACCGTCAGGCCCGGTTGGGCCGGGTGGCCAATCTGGAAACCTACATGGACCAGAACGTCGCCCGTCACACCACTGGCCCGGGTGGGGACGGCACGCCGCTTGTGACCACTGCTCAAAGCACCACCTATGCCAACGTGCTGACCGCCTACAAGATGGATCTCGTGACGGACGGTTGGACCACCGCTGACTCCCTCTTCGAGGGCGATGTGTTCACCATCGATACGGTGTTCGCGGTCAATCCGGTGTCGAAGGTGACGCTGGATTTCCTGCAGGAGTTCGTTCTCCGGGCCGATGTGACGGCCAACGTCACCACGACCAGCGACACGACGCTCTCCATCTCGCCTCCGATCATCACTTCGGGTCCGTATCAGACTGTCTCGAACTCGGCGCCCAACAATGCCACGATCATCTACAAGTCGACCACGGCGGCGGAAATCACTCCCCAGAACATGGTGTTCCACAAGAACGCCTTCGCTCTGGTGAACGTGCCACTCGAAATGCCGGACTCTGTCCAGTGGAAGGCGCGCGAGACCCATCGCGGGTTGAGTGTGCGGCTGGTCAAGGATTACGATATCGATAACGATGTCGAGATCATCCGCGGCGATATTCTCTACGGCGTGAAAGCGATTTATCCGGAATTGGCGACCCGGGTGAGCGGCACCGCGTAAGCGCAACATCCATCATATGACACGGCACGGCCCCCTCCGGGGGGTTGTCTCCGTGAGGAGAAGACAATGACTGTCAACAGCGTTACCACTTCCAATGTCCGTTGGTACAACGGCAACCCGACCGGCGACGGTGTGGGTCTCGGGAAAACCTCGACGAGCAAGATCGGATTTTTCGGCGCTACACCGATTGTTCGGGCGACCGTTACGGCGCCAACCGCGTCCGCCACCACGGCCACCAATGAAGCGGCGATCGTGGCGATCAATACGGCCTTGGTCAATCTCGGCTTGTATACCACGACGTAGGCTTATCGACGGGCGGGGGAATTAAAAACTCCCCCGCTTCCGGCTTGAAGGAGAACCATCATGGCTACCGAAAGCGGACACCTTACGCGGCTGTTGCCGAACCTCCAGTCTCAGGATCGCATGAAACTCCACAATGCTTTAGCCGCTACGGGAGCCAAAGTGGGCGAAAGCGCGACTAGCACGGTTGGGTTCTATGGCGCCACGCCGATTGCCCGGCCGTCCGTTACGGCGGTTGTGACAACCGCCACCACCGGCACCAACGAGGCGGCAGTCACACGGCTATACACCGCCATGGTCAATCTTGGCTTGATCGTCACGTCGTAAGTCTATCGAGTTGCTCTTTACCAATAATTACAAGGTTGACCATGTCAGATTTCTTTCTCGACCACACTAATGCCGAAATGACCGGCGTTCAAAAGATCATGTTAGCGACCACGGCTTATGACAATCTCGATGCCAGCTACACTTTCTCCATTCAGCGCAGCCGGATGGCGCTGGAAGATGCGGGGTTTTTGAATTCCTACATGCTGCTTTCGGGTAACTGTCACGTTGACGATGCTCGGAACCGATTGGTTCAAGAATTCCTGTTGACCGATTGCACGGATCTGGTCTTCATTGACGCCGATGTATCGTGGGATCCGGAATCACTCATTGCGCTGGTTTCCTACGATTGCGATATCGTCGGGGGCATTTATCCGTATCGCCGTGAGGGCACAGCGTCTTCTTTCAACATGCCAATTCTAATGATCCCCGGCGAGATAAAGCCCAACGACCAAGGATTAATCCAGGTCGCGGGACTTCCAACGGGCTTTATGCGTATCAGGCGAAGGGTGCTGGAAACTCTTGCTCGCAACGCCCAGCATTACCATAACGATGGCGATCGGCGTTCTATGATCCCATTGTTGTTCGAGCGTACCTACAAAGATGGCACTCGCTGGGGTGGGGATCTTAGTTTCTGCCACAAGTGGATTGCCGACGGCGGCAAAGTCTGGGCAGCTCCGGATCTGTATCTGGGCCATGCAACCAAGACCATTATGCAGGATAGTCTCGGCGCGGCTCTCCGGCGTGATAATGGCACCACCTTGCGATATGTGACCGAGGAACTAGCCAAGGGCAGTATGGAACCGAAGCTGTTCATGGAAGCGGCTAAGTACATGGACAATCTCTATTCTCCCCCAGCGGATGTTCTGCTTGTTTGCGTTGCCATGGCTAAGAAAGCCGATGGCCCAATTATTGAGGCCGGGAGTGGTCTGACGACTATTCTTATGGCCGCAGTGACAGACCAGCCAATCTATTGTCTGGAGCATGATCCGTTCTGGGCAATCCGACTAGGGGAAATGATAGAGGAATCCGGCGTCTCCGGGATTGGTGTATGTGATTGTGCCATCAAGGACGGCTGGTACGACTTGAGCGATTATGAGACCGAGCTGCCGACCGAATTCGCGCTGGGGCTTAACGACGGCCCACCGCGGCTCGTCGGCGACCGGATGGGGTTCTACGAGCGGTTCGGCCACCGCACCGAGACCATCATTGTCGATGACGCCGACGACCGAGCCTATGGCACGGCCATAGTGGAATGGTGCGCGGAGAACGGTCGACGAGTTGATTTCATTGAACAGCACGCGGCCTTGATCCGCCGTGAACCTACAGACATCAAGGAGCAAGCAGAAAATGCAGCAGCCTGACGCCAAGATGCAGGCCCGCATCCTCAAATTTGCAAACCCGACCTTCGGGTATCGCCGCGGCGGAGATGGCGAGATCGAGAAGGAAATTTTTGACGGCGAGCCACTGCCAGAGGGCTGGGTCGACAGCCCGGCGAAGGTCGACAAGGCCGTGGACGGATCGCACCTTGCGGCGGCGGTTACACAGGCATGGTTTGGCGAGCAGAATGACCCCCCTGTTCCGGTTCTTGAGGACGAGGAGGTCGAACCGACTCCCGATGATTCGGCGCTGTCCAGGCCCTACGCGGACCACAAGTTCAACGACCTGAAATCTGCTCTCAAGCGGCGCACCGGCAAGGGACCGAAGGCCGGCACCAACAAGGTGGCGGTGATCGAGATGCTGGAAGCTCTGGACGCAGCCGCGGTCAACCCTTGAAGGCGGCCATCAAGCGGCTACTCAGTGGTGCGGCACGTTCTACCTCGGCGAACTTTACTTTGTTCGACAAGGAATAGATAATCTTCTGCATCTTCTCCTCGTAAGGCGTCAGTATCTTGCCAAAATAGCAGTCGGTGTTCGAACAAGAATAGCCATGCGGCAGGTGTGCAAACTGATCTGGGATCGGCTGTTCATGGGAGACCTGCAAGACGGCGCCCGGTGAAGTAAGGGCGTGAGCGTAGGTCGTGGTCATTTGGAGTGGTGGCAGCGTGCCACCTTTGCACTCCGGGCATTCCTCATGATCGGCGGCCTTGTCGATAACAAAAGCAGTGTCTTCAACTGAGTAAGTCATGGGTTTCTCCTTTCCAAGGGTGCGCCAGAAAGATCGCCGCTGGAAAGGACAGGCCCATGGGACCAAACCCCGGTAACCCTCCTGACGCGCGCACAGCATAGCAAAGGATCACGGAATTGAGCAAGCCCCGCCGTCACCTGTTCATAGCCACCCCGTCCCACTCGGGCCAGGTGTACTGTGAGTACACCAAGAGCCTGATCCTGACCCTGCCCGCATTGGCGCAGGCCGGCATTGTGTTCACCCATTCGTTCTTGATGAATAATGCGATCATTCAAGACGCGCGCAACCGCATGGTGGCGGATTTTATGGCGTCGGGGGCGACCGATCTGTTGTTCATTGACGCCGATATCTCTTGGGAGCCCGAGGACGCGATCCGGCTTGCGTTGTCGCCCCATGACGTGATTGGCGGGGCATATCGGCAGAAGCGCGAAGACGCGGAGATGTATAATATTGGCGGCATGAAGCCCGGCGGCCAGCGGCTGATCGAGGTCGACTACCTGGGGACCGGGTTCCTCAAGATTTCCCGCCGGGCCATCGAGAAGCTGACCAAGATTCACCAGGACACCAAATACCAGGATAGAGATGGAAACGATTGCTACGGTCTGTTCGATGTCGAGATAGCCAACGGTCGGATCACCGGCGAGGACGCCCTGTTCTGCCGACGCTGGAACGCCGCGGGCGGCAAGGTCTTTCTCGATCCCAACATGACGCTGTGGCACATCGGATCCAAGGCCTACCGGGGTAATTTCGGCGAGCTGATTGCACGCGCGGAGAAGAAGGCAGGGGAGGCCGCCTGATGGCCACGGCAATCGATATCATCACTCGCGCGCTGCGGCTCATCAATGCCATCGAAGCCGGCGAGACCGCCTCTGCCGAGGACGCTGTGGACGGCCTGGCGGCGCTGAACGAGATGGTTCACGATTGGGAGAACGCCGGTATCCACATCGGCTGGTCGACCGTGGCCCAAGACGACGAGCTCCTGGTCCACGACAAGTACCTGAAAGGCATCCGCTACAACCTTGCGGTTCACTTGGCGGCCGAGTGGGATGGCATCGACGCGCCCGCCTCGGTGGTGGCCATCGCGGTCGCGGCGTTCAAGACCTTCCAGTTGGGCACGCTCGAGTTCGACGACGACATGCAGGTTGATCGCGCGCTGCACCCGCGCTACTTCACCCGCCGGGTGAGCGCCTACGACATTGACGAGGGGTAACCGATGCCCAAAAATACCAAGGTGCATAAGATGTACGACGCTATCCGCCGGCAAGGCGCATCGAAGGGCAAGGCCGCGCGGATCGCACAGGCCAAGACAGGCAAGAGCTTGGCGACCGGTCGCAAGCCGAAGAGTAAGCGATGAGCCAGCCCGTCTCGCTGTCCGTTCATCGCAACAACCGCGCTCAGCGTGAGGCAAAGCGAACACGGTCGATGTTGAAAGATGATGTGAAGACCATCGCGGCGATGCCCAACATCGCAGGCTATGCGGTGGTTGCTTGGGATAAGGATCGTGGCTACGACGCCAATTGGTTTGCCCCGCACGATGGTCGGATACCGTCCGGAGCCATGCCGGAGTATGTCAAGGTCTGTCTGCTGAGAGAGATTACCAAATCCGATACACGCCGGATTGTTAATCCTTTTGATGACGACGGGATTGCCTGATGCCCCCCATTCGCTTCGCAATCAACAGCTACCAGTCACGGGCCCTGCCGCTCTCGGCGCAGCAACTGGTGAACTATTTCGCCGAGGCGGCGCCCAACGACGCCAAGAGCCCGGTGGTGCTGTTTAACAGCCCCGGCATCAAGGAGTGGGCGCCCGCCGTGGGCGACGGCCCGATTCGCGGCACGGAGAAGATGGACGGGGTGCTGTACGCCGTCTCGGGCTGTACGCTCTATAGCGTGGACGCGAACGGTAAAGCTGTCCCGCTGGGCAGCATTCAGAAGGGCGGTGAGGGCGAGCCGGGCGTGTCCATGGGGGCATCGGCCAGCTTCTCCATCACTGGGGGGACGGCTGATTCTGCGAACCAGATCACGTCGATTACGGTTGATGGAAACGAAATTCTGGCCGCGCCGGTCACTTGGGCGACAAGTGACGAGGTGACGGCCGAATGGCTCAAGACCATCATTGGCACGTTTATCAAGTTGCCTCCGGGGCCGAGCATCAAGTCCTTCGATATTGGAAGCAACCCGTCGTCAATTAGCAGTACCGATGGCCTGAGTTTTTCGTCCGGTAAAACCAAGATGTTCGCTGCTGCTTCCGGGTCTGGCTCGACTGACAAGATGTATCAATATTCCCTGCCAACCCCAGGTGGAGTAGATACTGCATCTTATGACAGCGTGACGTTTGATTATGGCGGCACGGCGAGTTTTGAATCGGAAAAAATCTCAGGCGGCGATGGCGTAAATCAAACCGGCTTTGACGATGTGCAGGGTCACACATGGTCGCCCGATGGCCTGACCGTCTGGATATGCGAGGTAACCTATAAGACGATATACAAAGTCGTCTGTGGTGGCGCGTATGACATTTCATCGGCGGACCATACGTACGGCCAAAGGGTAAGGTTCAGCGTTGCCCCCCGCAGTCTTTCCTTCAATGACGACGGTTCAAAGGCGTACATTTGCGATATAGACGGGCTTATTAGCGAATACAGCACGGGTGCGGCTTACAATGCTTTGGACCTCACGTTTATTTCAAGCTTCAACCCGGGCACGGCGTCGGGTGGTGTGTTCACGGGTGCTCTGAGTTCTTTTTTCCTTTTGAATGGCCATCAGTTTTTCGTCGTTGACCAGTTCCAATCGGGCAGCGGCATCATTTATGAATTTACCATGACGGTGAAGGGCGACTTGACCACGGCCGGTTATGCCGAGCGGTCGTTTTCCGTCGCTGGGGAAGAAAGTCAGCCCAGGTGGATGTTCATCCACCAAGACGGGGGCGATCTTTATATCCTCGGCACGTCTACCAACACGGTCTACCAATATTCGTTCAGCACGACGCTTTGGGCTGTCACCGTGGCGGGCAACCAAGTCACAATAACAGGGGCCTCTGGAACTTCGGCCGGCGGAACGGCCTCCAACGGCTCAGTAATTATCATCACCACCACGGGCGACATGGCGGTTGACGACAATACGCTCACCATGGCAGGTGGCTTTGTCATGCCGGGGAGCGATGGAACGGGTACGACGCCGGGCTGCATCAACAAAGTGTCCATGTCGCACAACGATGCTGGCCCGTCGCAGCTCGTCATCGTTGATGGAACGAACGGCTGGATCTACACCACGACGGGCGGACTGGTGGAGATCACCGACGACGATTTCTACCCCAGCCGCGTGGTGGATTTCCAAGACCAGTATTTCGTTTTCATTCGTGACGGCACGGGCCAGTGGTTCCTGTCCAACCTGAACGACGGCACGCTCTACACCGCGACCGATATCGCGACCGCGGAGGGCGACCCGGACAACCTGGTGTCGCTGATCTCCCAAAGGCGAGAGTTGTGGCTGTTCGGTGCCGAGACTATCGAGATTTGGTATAACAGCGGATCAGGCTCGCCCCCATTCTCCAGATACGAAGGCGGATTTATCGAGCGGGGCTGCGCGGCGGCGTTCTCGGTAGCGGAGGACGACAACAGCATCTTCTGGCTCGGCGAGGACCGGATATTCTACCGCGCTGACGGGTATCAACCGGTGCGGATCAGCCAGCACGGCATCGAGGAGGCGTTGCGGAAATACACGGTGATCGATGACGCCTGCGCGCTCATTTACACCATGGCGGGCCACAAGTTCTACGTCTGCACCTTCCCGGCCGAAGATCACACTTGGGTCTATGATATTGCGACCAAATTGTGGCACGAGCGCCAGTCGTTCGGCATGGGCCGCTGGCGGGTCAGCACGCATATCGAGGCCTATGGCAAGCACCTGGTGGGCGACTTCCAGGACGGCAAGATCGGGGAGCTGGACCTCGATACCTACCAGGAATACGGCGTCACCATGCAAGGGAGAGCGACCGGCTCGGTCATCCATGCCGATCGCACGAGAGTTTCCCACCGCAAGTTCGAACTCGATATCGAATCCGGCATCGGCCTGACGACCGGCCAGGGGTCAGACCCGCAAATCTGGCTCGAATGGTCCGACGACGGCGGGCGCACCTGGTCGGCGCGCAAGCCGTTCCGGTCGATGGGCAAGCTGGGCGAGTATCGGAAGCGCCTTCGGTGGACCCGCATGGGCTCGGCGCGCGAGCGTATCTTCAGTGTGGTGGTCTCCGATCCGGTGAAGCGCAGCATCCTGGCGGCCCACCTGAACCCCCGGCAGGGCCGCGCCTGATGGCCGAAGCCCAGATTCCGATTCCGAATGTGCCGATTGCGGGCGATAAACCCGTCAACCGGGAGTGGCGATGGTTCTTCCATGCCATGTGGCTGCGCTCTGGCGGGGCGGGAGATGTCACGGCTCTGCTGGCCGGTGACTTGGGCGTCACGGTGCAGGCTTGGGACGCGGACCTCGACGCCCTGGCGGCGCTGGCTGGCACGGGGTTGGTGGTGCGGACCGCCGCGGCGGCTTATGTGGAGCGTACCCTGACGGGCCCAGCGGCGGGCATTTCGGTTTCCAACGGCGACGGGGTGGCGGGTAATCCCACGCTGGCGCTGGCTGATGATATTGCGGCCCTGGAGGCCCTGGGAAGCACAGGGATAGCCGTTAGGACGGGGGCGAACACCTGGGCGCAAAGGACCATCACGGCCGCTGGCGGTGCCTTCTGGGCCGATGGTGACGGCGTTTCGGGCAACCCCACCATAGACGTGGCGCTCCAAGTCTTCGAGATGACGGTCGGCCAGGCTGATCTAGCGAGCGCAGCCGAGAAGATACTGCTCGATGCCGCGACGGACGAGACCTGGAAGGTGCTCGATATCGTGCTGTCGGGGGACGGAACGGACTTCTCCGGCGGCGGTGGGGACCGGCTGCTCGATATCACGGACGGTACAAGCACTTGGTCGGTCATCCCGGCGGCCACGCTGCAAAGCCTCGCGGTTGCGCGCTGGGGCGATGCCGGCATGCCCAACCCAGCCACGGCCTCGCACCTGTTCGCCGCCTCGGCCTCGGGAACGGACATCGTGGGCAAGTACAGCGGCGGCACCACCGATTACACCGCGGGCAGCTTGACGCTCCGCATCACGGCCTATCGAACGGCGTAGCAGAGGTTGATATGAAACAAGATCCGACACTCCTTGAACCGAGATTCCTGCGGGCTCGATTCTGCGATTTCAACTTCGGCGATATTCTGAGCGCCGGCATTTCGCTGTTCGCTGGCTCGCAAGCGGCCGGCGCTGCCGAAGATGCTTCCCAAGCCATGGTGCGGGCCGCCGAAATCGCCGCCGGCGAAAGCCGCAACGCCCTGGCTTTCACCAAAGAGGCCTACAATGTTGGCCGTGCGGACCTGGCGCCTTACCGGGCCACGGGCGCGGGCGCGTTGCAAACCATGAACCAAATGTTCATTCCTGGCGGCCACCAGATGGTGCAACTGCAGGGGCAGTTGAACGAACTGCGGGCCCAGCGGGCACGGTTGACGACTGGCGGCGGAGCGTCGGGACAGGCTGGCGCGCAGGGCGGCTTGTCACAGGAACAGCTTGGGGCTCTGCGGCAAATCTGGGACGCCGGCCGGGGTGGTGACGGCGGGCCGGGCGCGGGCGCGGATGATCCGCAAGGCCGCGACAACGACTTTGGCGTCGCTGAATGGAGCGGCTCATTCGAGGATTGGGCCAGTACGGTCGCGTCCTTCCTCGGTGGGCCAGTCGGCATCATCTCGGGTCTGGCAAACCAAATTTACAGCGCTGAGACCACCGGCGATGCGGGTGGCGGCATTGATCCGAGCGTTGCCGGTGACATCGCTGCCGCTGCTACGGCAGCCGGCGGAGCGGGGCCTGGCGCGGGGCCGGGATCGGAAGCAGCGGCCCAGGGTGGCGGTGATCGTGATGGCGGCGATTATAGCGGCGGGATGGGCGGCGGGGGCCAAACTGGAGAAGATACCGCCGGACCGGGATGGCACAAGGGCGGTCCAGTGACGGACCACAACCCCAAGACATACCGGAACAACATGCGGATCACCGCCCAAGAGGGTGAGGTCGTGATGTCGCGGCCGGCGGTCAAGATGCTGGGCCGCAACTTCCTCATCCGGGCCAACAAGGCCGCCAATCGGAAAGGCTCGAAGTAATGCCAAGCATCGAAGAACTTGACATCCAGATTGCCGATATCGGGGGCCAGATCGCCACAGCGATGCAGGCCGGTGGGGGCTCGCCGGATTACTCTCCGTTCTACAAGTCCCCCGGCTACCAGTTCCGCATGGATGAAGGCACGCGTGCCTTCGAACGCTCGGCGGCTGCCAAGGGCAAGCTGATGTCCGGCGGGCTGTTGCGGGAGTTGACCAGCTACGGCCAGGGTCTGGCGAGCTCGGAATTCAACAGCTATGCCAATCGCCTGGCCTCGATGGCGGGCATCGGCCAGACGGCCACGCAGTACACCGGCCAACTTGGCGCCAGCGCGGCCGGCCAGTACGGCGCCACCTCGGGGCAACTGAGTCAGACCATCATGTCGGGCGGCCAGGCGCAGGCCTCGGGGTACATCGGCTCGAGCAATGCTCTGATGCAGGGCTATGCGGGCGCGATCGATGCCTTCTGGGACGATGACGAGGACGGTGGCGGAACTCGCGGATGGCAAAGCCAGCCATATTCCGGCACCGCGTACAACTGGTACTAGGGAGAGACGGATGCCCACGTTCACCTCTTATCCGGCCTTGCAGGCCCGCGGCATCGACATGCCGGCCATCCGGGACCGGGCGCAGCAGCGCCAGGGCCAGCGCACCTCCAACGCGTTGCGCCAGGCCCAGCTACAGGAAATGCAGGGCGCGCAAGGCCGCCGGAACCAGTACAACGCGCTGGTGCCGCAGATCATCGCCGGCGACCAGGCTGCGATCGGTCAGGGGATGGCGGCCAATCCCCAAAAGACCGCGCAGATCGTGGATTTCTACGCCAAGGCGGACAAGCGCAAGCAGGACGAGTTCAAGCAGGGTCTGGAGACCCAGGTCAATCTGATGAAGGTGGTCCAGTCCGCCCCGGTGGGCCGGCGTGCGCAGATGTGGGGCGTGGCGCTGGAGCGCGCCCAAGCCGAGGGGCTGAACATCAAGGGCGCGCCGACCGCCTACGACGACCAGTGGACCAGCGAACAGATTGCCCTCGGCGAGGCGGTGCTGGGCCAGATCGCCAAGGTACCCACGCCGCCGACCGGATACCGGAATGTGCCGGGTGGTGGGGTGGAGTTGAGGCCCGGCTACTTGAAAGGCGAAAGGGCCCTGGCCACGACGGGAGCCGGTGGGCTGACGGCCTTGCAAAAGGATGTTCCGTTCATCGCCAAGCTGGCCGGGATCAGCATGAAAGACGCCTTGGCGCTCAAACTGGAGAGCAAGGACAAGAGCTACGACGCCTATGTGCGCGATCTTGCGGCGCGCTATGCGTCGGCCGGGTATGGCGCCGACCGTGCCTTCGAGCAGGCCACGGCCATCGGGGATCTGGCCTATGGCCGGGTGAAGCCGCCGGAGGCCGAGCCTGACTCCGAGGAAGGGCGCTCCTGGCTGCAAGAACTGTTTGGCTTCGGCGGGAGTGGAGCGGCAGCAGAAAAGCCCAAAGCCGTGCCGAAGGCGAAGGCTGACAAGAACCCCTCGCAAATGAGTGTCGAGGATATCAGGGCATATACTCAGGAACTCAAAGCCAGCGGTAAGAAACCGCCCCAGGCTGTGTTGGATGCGCTCGCCGCCAGACTGAGTGAACTCGGTTACAACTGATGCCGCCGGTTACTCTCGCTAGTATCGAGGCCCGCTTGGACGGTGCTGCTCAACAGGATCTCGACCGCCTGATCGCGCTCAAGCCTCCAACGATTTACACGTCAGACAACCCGCGCGGCCTGTCTATGCGGGGGGTGACGCCGCAGGCTGCGGAATACCGCGATGCCTTGCAGAACGTGCTTGATAAGTATGGCGGCAAGGCGGCTTTCGAGCGAGCGCTCCAGGGAACCCCGGCGCCGACCCAGGTCGCCCAGGCTGCCCCACCGCCGGTAGCTGTCCCCGTTCCTGCCTCCGCCGCGGTCCCGGTCAACCTGGGAGGGGCCATGGCTGCTGAGATGCCGGCGGTTGCCCCGGTCGATCTGGGTGGGGGACTGGCCGCGCCGCAACAGACGACCGTCGAGCCTATTGCGCCGACGCTCAACAGCATTATGGCGCGCCTGGGCACGGTTCTGACCCTCGACAGCATCCTGGGCCGGTTGGAAGCGGCAGAGCCCCAGAGCCTCACCCGCAGTGTGCTTTACGGTGTGGTTCAGGGTGCGGCCGGCACTGCGGCGGGCCTGCCCGAGTCAGTTGGCATAGCCAGACAGAATGCGCTCCGGCAAACCATGTCGATATTCGACGCCATCGATCGTGGCGAGGGTCTGAGGAATATCGGGAAACTTCCGTTCCAGACAGCGGACTTGATCCAGTACATGAGCGCGGACGAGGCGACCCGCGAGGGTCTTCGGGATAAGATCGGGGCTGGAATCAGGCCCGTCTCGGAGGAACCGGCCTACAAATGGGGACTAACACTGCGCGAGAGTACCGAGGAAGCGTTCCCCATTCCCAAGGAACATGAGGGCCGTTTCGTCGTCCAGGCGGGCAAAGGCGTCGGTTCGACGGGCGCTTTCCTCCTCACCGGCATTGCCGGGCGGGTGCTGCGCATGCCGGCGACACTTGTCACCGCTGGAACTGGTGCGCTGGTCAACGGGTCCGCGACCTTCCGAGACGCCGTGCAGAGCGGGGCGTCCTTTGAGACTGCCATGACTTCCGCCAAGATGGCGGGTCTCGTGGGCACCTCGGAGGCACTGCCGGTCGCGCGGTTGCTGGACCGCTACGACAAGGCGTCCGGCGGACAATTCCAGCGCATCTTCATCAACGCGCTCAAGGGCGGTGTCGAGGAGGGCGTGCAGGAACTGTTCCAATCGGTATCGGAGAACCTGATAGCCCAGGGTCTCTACGATACGGAGCGCGAGATGTTCCAGGGCGCGGCCGAGGCTGGCGAGGTCGGCTTCACGGTTGGTGCGCTGTTCAATACCTTGGCAGGGATGATGGGCGTTCGGGTGCGGCGCTCAAAGAAGGGGGCGGACGAGAAAACAACCGCCACAGAAGAAGCACAGCCAGCACCGACAATCGAAGACATCGAACAACGGCTTGGCCGTACAGCAGCGCCAGAACCACAGCCGCCTGCACCAGAAACACAGCCACGGCCGGCTCCGACAGCCACCGCCGTAGAACTGGGTCCAGAGATTGCCACCACTGTACAACCCATTCAGGCACGGCCGGAGGTTATCACCCCCGAACAGGTCTTGGAAGCCCGGGCCGAGGCCGTCGGCCAGGAGATCACCGACAAGGCGCGGGAGGATTTCGAACAGTTCGGCATGGCCACAAAGTCGATCGAATCCAAAATTGAGGCCATACGCCAGAACTTCGGCGAACGCGAAGCGTCGGCCTATCAGGCGGAATATCAGCGGCTCGTCGATGAGGCCGTAAGAAAGCGGGCCGAACCAGGGGATGTTTCACGTGAAACATCCGCGCCCCGGTTCCAGGGCCACCTCATACGCGAGACAGAGGCCGTCCCCACGGGGCCAGGGCGGCCCGCTGTGCGCGCGGAGCCGTTTAAGGTGCCCCAGGCACCTTCCGAGGCTGAGATCGCCACCACAGCGGCTCCCAGCGAGACCATTGTCGCTTCTGCCGTCAGAACACTTTCGGGCGAAGTTTTCACTGGCGAGTTCCACAGTGCAGCGATGGAGCGGGCCAGGGAGGCGGGTTTCGAGGCAAAAGAAATCCAGTCCGATGATGGCTTCGTCACATCCGAAGGTAGATATGTCAACAGGGTGGTGGCTACGGAGATTGCCAGCAGAGCCGACCAGTTAACAGAAGAAGGCCAGTTGCGACGGGACCAAGGAAGACGCGGGATTATCGCACAGGACCTGGTCTACCCAGTTAAGGTCGAAGTGGCTCCTGTGGGCCCCCAGGAGGCCGCGGAGCCGGATGGAAGCTGGCAACTCTCTGTCGAGCCCGGCAAAGCGTTCATTAATTGGCGCCGCCAGGAGGGCAAGTTGGGTAAGGTCACGCCTGGCATGCTGGCCCGCAGACTCAAGATCAGCCCAGACGCGGCGATCCGTCTTCAGGGGCATCTTCGCTCGACCGGGTGGTTGACCAGGACTGGTCTGGTGCCGAACCAAACTGTGCCTCGCGATATCGTGGCCATCATCAAAGAACAAGGCGGCTTGCAGCCCAGCGATGAAACGCGGGCGCAGGATCTGCATTTGACCCGTGGCCTGATCCGCAAGGACGGCAAGTCCCAGCACTGGTTCCGCGAGCATTTCGAGCAGCTTGGATTGCTGCCGGAAGGCTCTTACGACCACGCCGTAGGGGAACTGATCCGCGAAAACGCGATCAAAAAAATCTACCACCCCGCCGATCTCGATATGGCCGAAGCCCGGCGCGATGAGGACGAGGCGGCGGTAGAACGCACCTCGGCGACCGATAAGGCGCTCGAGCTCGGCATCCCCCAGGAAGCGGTCGACCGGCTGGACGACACTGGCCTCTCCTTGGCGGTGGCCCGGGAGATGGAGATTCGGGCCGAGCAGGAAGGGCGTGACTTTGACGACGGTTGGGCAGAATATGACATCGACCGCTACATCGAGGATTATCCCGATGACACAGCCGACTTCGAATCTCGCACGCTCGCGCAGGCGACTCCAGTATCTCAAGAAGATGTTGAAGAGGCCGAACCTCTCGCCCGAGGCGAAGAAGGGGCTGCCCAACCTGATCGAGATGCAGGAGATCGTGGTGCGGCAGCGGGAGAAGGCGCGGAACTAAGCCCGGAATATCGGGCCGCCATCAAAAAACACGATATTGCTACCCGAAAGTACAAGAAAATTGCCGAGTTATACCGAACTCGGATGGCTGATGATTCCGAGTTTGAGGTAGCGGCTAAGGAATATAAGGCCGCGACGGAGGAATTTGACGAGGCCTTTGCTGCTGAGCAAGATCGTCAACCCACCGTCGAGCCCACCCCCCAAGGCCCTCAGACCGTCCTCCCCGGCGCTGAAAAGATCAGCGACCGCGAACTTGCCGAGCGCAAGATGCAGGGCCGGGCGAAGGCCAAGGCCGCGCAGAAGCCCGCCGACGAGGGGCTGTTCGACGTGGCGGGGCGTGGACAGGGTGAAATTGAACTCCACGCCGGCATCAACCTCCCTGCGGCCCAGAAACAATGGGGCAAGATTGCCGATCGCGCGCTCGATTATATCGCCGATCTGAGCTGGATACAGAAGGCCACCAAGGGCTACCCCTTCCGAGACCCCCACATGACGGCGCTGGGGAAGCAGGGCGCGGAACAGTATCTCGAAATTTATCGTGCTGCCATGGGTCGCGCCTGGCGCGCCGAGCGGATTGCCGATCATCTGGGTCAGGTGTTCGACAACGCTACGGACGTGGAGGCGAAATTGGTCATAGAATACCTGACCACCAAGGGCGCGAACCCGAACATGATCCCGCACCGTCCGGTCCTGATCCGGCAGAAGGGGCGAGTGTTCAAGAAAAAGCCCGTGAGTCTGCGCAACGCCGCGGTGGCGGCCAAATCCACGATCAAGAAGCTGGGCAAGGAAATGGTCCGGCGCGGGATTCTGCCCCAGAAGTCTTTTGACAAATACGCCGACGAGTACCTGCCGAGGGTCTACCTGAAATTTCTCTTGGAACGGCACACGGGGTCGGGCGGCGCGGGCCTCAAGATTGGCGAGCGGGGCTATCTCAAAGAACGCATCGAGGATCTGCCGGCCGAGTATCGCGACCTGTACCTGGGGGAGATCAAAGACCCGGGCTTCCTGGTACGCCGCGCGCTGTCGGTTCCTGCCCACGATATGGCCATGGAGGACTTCCTCCACGACATAGCGGGCAATCCCGAGTGGATGTTGCCCAATAGCTTCGTCGAGTGGAAACCGCCGGGTATCCGCAGCAGCCGGAAAGTGACGCCCTACTGGCTCAAGGCCGAGGCCCAAGCGCTCCGCGACCGCTCCCGGCACGTCGACAAAGCCCAGGCCGAGGGGATGCGGGGGCTGGCCGAGGAGATGGACGCTCTGGGCGAGCAGGGTTTGGGACTGTTCCGGGACCAGGTTGCGCGCCCCATTTTAGAGGAATTCGAGAAGCTTCCCGACAATCCACGATACGGTGATCTCCGCGGCGCCTATGTCCGCAAGGATATCTGGAACGACATCATGGGCTCGCGCAGAACGATCCTCGGCGAGGAGACGGTCCTCGATAAGACTCTTGAAGCTGCTCGGGTTGCCCATGCGTTTTGGAAACTGTCCAAGGTGCCGCTCAACCCGCCCACGGTAAACCGCAATATTTTCTCCGGCATGGTCCTGATGCACATTGCCGGGGACGTGCGGAATCCAATCTTGCGCATGGGCCAGGCGCTCCGAGAGATTCGCAATAACGGTCAAAACTACCGCCTGGCTATCAGGTCTGGTATCCCCGCGAGCACGTTCAAGGCCAACGAACTTAAAGATTTGCATAAAGACGTTCTGCGCATCAAAGGGGAGCAAGACGGATTCTTGGGGTTTGCCTATAAAGTAGCATTCACGGTGGCGGACAAAGTTGAAGGTGCGGCAAACTTCTATCAGTTCATCGAAACCTGGGGGAAAACGGCGGTCATCATCGACCAGAAGCGTCGCGGCGCCACCGATCAGGAGGCCGTGGCCAAGGCGCAAGAGGCGCTGTTCGATTATTCGGCCGTGCCAAACTGGATCAAGCAGGCTCGCCGGTCTCCAGTTGGGGCCCCGTTCGTCACGTTCTTCTATAAAGCGGCGCCGGCTATCCTGCGCGGCGCGGCGCGGCACCCCGGGCGCATGTTCATGTATTACGCAATCCCTTACATATTGGGCGAGGCTCTCGTCAAGGCGCTGCATGACGTTGACGACGACGATATCAACGCGCTGTTGAAGGCGCTGCCCGAGTGGATGCACGATAAGGGGCTTGTGATGCTCTGGCCGGTCCAGGATGAAAAGGGACGCTGGCAGCCTATCGACCTTAGTTACTTCATGCCGTGGGGTGCCCACGAGCAAGCGTTCACCTCTGCGGTCAAGATAGCAACAGGTGAAGTTCGAGAGGGCGGGTTGGAGTTGTTCAAAGATTTTGGGATCTTCGGCGGCCCGGCGCCTCAAATTGCGATTGCTGCCACGACAGGTGTAGACACCTTCACCGGCTATAGTATTGTCCGGGAGACAGACCCGCCGAGGGTTGCGGCCCTCAAGATTCTGCAATACTCCTGGCGTCTCGTGGCCCCCACTTGGCTAACCGACATCGGCTTTACCGGGCACATGTATCGCTCGCTGACCGACCAGCCGAACTACCGCGGCGACCCGCCGTTGACCGCCATGCAGGCCTCGGCCCGGCTGATAGGCGTCAACATCTACCCGGTCAACCCGGAGGACACGCGCGACCGCAATCTCTCGCGCTACCGCTGGGAGATCAAGAAAGTCACCAGAGCCATGCGGAACCTCGGGCGCGATCAGAGCCTGTCCGAGGAAGAGAAGGAACATCGGCGCGACGAGTACCGCGAGATGCGTGACTATCTGATCGAGCGCCGGGACCGGTACGAGAAGGAAAGCCGCGTTCATCCTCGCCTCCGCATTGGCGTGCAGGCCGCTAGTCCATAATTCGACCCGCCCATATAAAAGGCCGCTTCAAGCGGCCCTTTATACTGGATATCAGAATCCGTTGTCTTTTTCAAGATTCATGACTATCTTCCCTGTCCAGCGGAGGATATGACTAGCCCTCGGGTGACAACCGTTAACATTCAGTTCGCGTCCGTATATTTTACTCATGAGTGATTAAAATATATATGTTCAGCGCGCGGAGTCCAATCACTTTTTCGTAAGAGTGGTAACCGTCCCGGTCCGCAACACGCGGGCTTTTTCCGTTGGAGTAATCATGGCCAATCGTTTTCACATGCCCCGCGCCGAGGCGCAGAACGCCTCCGGCGGTGTTCTGGCCGGTGGCAAGCTTCAGTTCTACGAATCGGGCACCTCGACCCCGCTCGACACCTACTCGGACGACGCACTGAGTTCGGCCAACGCCAATCCGGTTGTGGCGGACAGTGCCGGCCGCTGGGGCGCGATCTTCCTGAAGGACCAGGATTACAAGGTCGTGCTGTCGGATTCCGGCGACGTTCAGATTTCGAGCTCCGATCCGGTCCGTGGCAGCAATGATTCTCTGATCGACGACACGATCAAGTCCACCCTGGACACCACGGGCTCGGCCAATGCCTATGCGCTGACGGTCAATCGCACCATGTCGGCCTTGGCGAACGGTGATTCTTTCGCGGCCAAGGTGAACTTCACCAACACGGGGTCGGCGACCCTCGCCATTACAGAGGCGGGGGGAACGGCCTTTGCTGCCAAGACGATCAAGAAAAACCATGATCTGGACTTGGCAGACGGTGACCTGGAATCCGGCTCATGGCATATGTGGAAATACGACGGCACGTATATGCAACTGCTCACTCCGACCGCCACCGTGGCCTACCCGGTCCGCAATCTCCTGAAAAACGGCGACTTCCGCCAAGATCAACGACGCGGTGATGGTACGGCGTACACCTCTGCAACCACACCAGCCAACAACGACGATACGGTGTTGCTGGATAGGGGAATTTTGCTAAGTGACGGCAACAATGTTGTCGATGTCACACAGGAAACATCTGTTGTTCCCACCGGCTCTTATGCGGCTTGGCGCTTCGATGTCGAGACGGCAAACAAGAAGTTCGGGTATTTCCAAATTCTGGTGGCCCGGGATGCAGCGGTGTTAATCTCTGGCGTGGGCAGTCTGAGCTTCAAAGCGCGCCGAACCGGGACCAGCATTGCTAATTTGCGAGCCGCCCTGGTCTCCTGGGATTCGACCGCTGACAGCGTGACTTCGGACCCGGTCTCGGCCTGGGAAGCGGCGGGAACAAACCCGACTTTAGTGGCGAACTGGACCTATGAGAACACGCCAGCCAGCCTGGCGGCGCTCACGACCAGCTATCAAACATTCAAGATTGAAAACATATCGATCGACACGGCGAGTGCTACGAATGCCGGCCTCTTTATCTGGTCCGATGACGTGACCACAACGGTCGGAGATTTTCTTTACATAGCGGATCTCCTAGTCGTTCCCGGTCCGAACGCCATTCCATTCCCGCGGCGGTCGCACGCTGAGGAACTGGCTCTGTGCCTGCCGCACTATGAGAAGTCATACGACCAGGGAACCGTGCCTGGTACGTCCACAGAGGCCGGTGCGGTGCGGCTCACTGATCCGGTGGCGGCGGGCAGCATCTCGATCCACTTCAAGGTCGTCAAACACGCCGCGCCGACCATGACTGGCTACAGCACCACGGGAGCGAGCGGCAAGTACCGCGACCTAACCACCGGGGCCGACTTCGATATCACGCTAGAGGATATCGGCGACAGTGGGTGCCACGCGGCGTTCGCCACTAGCGGTGCGATCGACGAATTGAAGGGTTTTCACTGGACAGCAGAATCGGAGCTTTGATATACGAATTTCTTTTCTCTGACAGCCGCTCTCGCATGAGTTTCGGCATTGCGAAGGGTGGCACATCAGTAAAGGAGAAACCCCATGCGAAATTTTCCTTGAGCCGCCTGTGCGCGGCTTTGCTAATCCTTGCCGCGGTCGCGGCGCTGTCGTTTTCGCGCTCGGCGGCCGGCGAGGCGGTCTGCATCGGGCCCCGTGAGATGCTCGAATATTTCAAGACGCCGCCGAGGCCGATGCCCAGCACGGTGATGTGGGGGATGCTTGAAGGCGACCAGGCGCGGGCCTTCGTGCGACAGACCGGCGGTGCCTCGATGGTGTCTTTCGTGGGCGTGGTCTATCTCTTCCACGTCCCACGGAAGTTTCCTAATCAAATTATCGCGACCTTAGCGGACGCCGCCGGCTGCGTTATCCTCATGTCTGGGAAGCGAACCGTCGATACCGGCAAAGGCGCGGGGCAGGCCTTCTCAAAGTCTTTGGTCGAGGCATTCTTGAGAAGTTTCAACCTCCCAGTACCAAACCCGCTGCGCTTCGAGGTCTAAGGGTCGCCCCGTGGCGCCGGAGACGTGATGCGCCTCTTATTGCGGCGGCAGAGCAGAACTCGGAAATGGGATCGTCGCTACGCTCCTTACGAACTCCGGCACAAAGGGGCGCGCGTTGGTCTCAACCATACCCAAGGTCTCTATGTGCTGGCATTTTTTTGTCATGGAGCAGTGAAGAGAATAGACTTGACTGAGATACGATGGCCCGACCCGGACGCCATGCCGGATTGGTGGATGGGCTGCCTCAGGACCGAAATCTACCGGCTCAACAAAATCCTGGCCGGTGTGGACGCGCAAATTATTTGCCACGCGGGATATTACAAGCTGCTTGAACTCGAAGCATTGGAGGTGGCCGCATGACCGACATTCTGCAGCTTCTCGGGGCCGGTGGCGATCTGGCCATCATTGCCGTGCTGGCCATGCTGTGGCGTTTTGACCGCCGTTTGGTGCGCCTGGAAACTCTGTTGAACGGGAAGAAAAAGAAGTGACCGCGCGCGGAATCCGAAATCACAACCCCGGAAATCTCGACTTCAATCCAGCGGCTTTTGCCCGCGATCCTTGGATTGGTGAACTGGGTCTGGAAGATCATCCCCGTCCCCGTTTTACCACCTTCGATACCGCCCGCCATGGCATCCGGGCGCTGTGCAAGGTTCTGCTGACCTACCACCGACACAGACGGGCCAGTGATGGGAGCCGGATCGATACCGTACAGGAGATCATCGACCGATGGGCGCCGCCGTCCGAGAACGCCACCGATGCCTATGCGGCACAAGTCAGGGACGCGCTGGACGTTGAGCAGAGCCAGGTAATCGATCCCGAAGATCCCGCGACCCTGATGAATCTTGCCGCTGCGATTATCCAGCACGAGAACGGTGCTCAGCCCTATGGCGAGGATACGTTGCGCGCCGGGGCCGTGATGGCGCTTGACCGTGCGAGCATCGGCCTGGAGCCCAGCCTGCCCAAGCCGCTCGAATTGTGGACCGCCACCAGGGGCAAGGCCAAGACTGTTTGGATGCCCGATAACGAGTTCGACGTTCTAGCACGCCAGCATGGCATCGATCCGGCGGTCAAGGATGCCTTCACCGTGCCGCCTCGGTGGTACACCAATGGGTGGCCGCTGATTTACATGCGCGCTAGATCATTGGGCCTATTCCCCGAGCACGAAGCCCGGCATGCCGAAGATATGCTTCAGGGCCGGCGAAACTTTCACGAATAGGAGAGCGACATGAGTAGAGATTGGGACATGATCGGCGGTGCCGGTTTGACAATCGGTCGGCCCATCGCCTACATACCCACTTTTTGATGGCACCTATGATTAAAGGCTGGGCCAGTCTGACCAAGATCGTAGCCGCCATCGTCCTGGCCCTGCTGCTGGGGGCCTGTGCCGTTCAACAGGATGCTTTGATCAAATATGGCATCGAGGATCAGGATGACTATCTGGCCGAGTTCCTTGAATTAGGTGAGCGTTACGAGATGCTTGCGAAGCTCGCGGCCGAGAATATCGACCACAGGAAACATGCGGAACAGAAGCTGCGCGGACTTATCACGGCGCTTGAATGGTATGCCGATCCCGGCAACTGGTATGCGCCCGAACACCCCAAGGCCAGCGTAATTTGGCAGAGTGGCAAGCCGTGGGAACCAGCAGCCAATGCACTCGGTGCCGATTCTGCACCATTGTCCGAACCAACACCGAGAGAGACCGATGGTTGACATCCGCATCGAGGGCCAATCCACCTGCGGCATGACCCTGGGCGCCTACCATAGGCTTGAGAGCCCCACGGACAGGCAGGGCGTTGATCTGCTGTGCGGAGGCACCTGGGATCGCCCCGTGACCGTAGGCGACCTCCAGCGGCTCCTGGAAGCCCCATGAAATCCCGTCACCCTCTTGGCCAACTGGCGCAACTCTCTGCACTGGTCTATCGGCCCTGGTCCGAGGTTGAGCGCGAATTGGATAAGTTGAACTTGCATTTTGCAGCCACGCTGGACCGGCGCGGCACGCAGGCAATGCTGGTGAAGGCCGACAAGTGGCAGGCCATTGTATTCCGCGGCACCGAGGCATCACGAGGCTCGATCATCGATCTGTGGCGCAACCTCACGCGCCCTTGGCCCGTGTCCTGGCTCGGGCCTGGGCGTTGCCATGCGGGCTACCGGAACGCGCTGGCGGCCATTGCGCTCGACGCTGCCACGATGGCCAAGCGCGTACCTGACGATATCCCACTTTACGTGGCGGGGCACTCCATGGGCGGAGCGTTGAGCACCTTGTTTGCTGCCTGGTACGCAGCGACCTTCCCAGGTTGGAAGCTGGCCGGACTGGTGACTTTCGGCGCCCCCAAGACATTGGATCGGACGGCGGCTGTCGCCATTGAGGCGCCTGTGAAACGCTTTGTCATGCCTATGGACTTTGCACCCTCATGGCCACCCATCTGGGGTTTGGTGCATCCCGGTTCTGAAATACGCCTAGCGCCGGTAAGCTGGTGGCCTGGTCCAATCTCACGCCATGATGTGGATGGCTACGTGAAAGCCATGTTATAATGGAAAGTCTTCATAAGTCCTCAATTATGACACAGGATGAAGTGGTACGCGCGGCACTGGCGGGCGATCTCAGGATGTAAGGAAAAGCTCCTTTTTAAGGCACCTCTTCCGCCAACTTGTCGGCGGCTTCAATGGCCTCGTCCGAGGCATATGACAACTCCCCAAATCCACTGACCGAGTATCCGATTAGCTGGGCAAGCTGCTCGTGGTCCTCTGCGTCGAAGGGCATCCGGGCCAACTGATTTAGGTCGAACGGTCCTGCGTCCAGCAGAAATCGCACGATCTTGTTTCCCTTGAAACGGATCACGTCTGCGTCTCTTCGTTTGTTGTCGTTAATTACCAAGGACAGCCCGCCAGCGTCGTTCGTAGTTGTAATCCCAGCGCCGGGCGTGCTCTTGAGCTGTTCGGGACTTTGCACAGTCCCAACGTGTTCTTGGGGCACCCGTGGGCCGTCTCTTCCTCGCCACGGATCGCCCGTCCAGAAGCCCCCGGGCCAGCGGTGTAGGCTTTCATCGGCGGCCTCTCGTGCCATTTTCAGAGCCATTCCCATGTGTTTTGATAGTTGTTTCATGGCTCACTCCTCGCTCGTTTATGGCATCACCCGCCGCGGACCCACCGGGCCATTGCCAGTTCGCAGCCCATCGTGAGTGCGACACCATTTGCCATTCCGGCATGTGTCGCTCGGCGCTTGCAGCCACAGTGGCAGCGCCGCCGCGATTCCGATGGCGCGGGCTCGGCATAGCGAACGTGGTCAATGGATGAGCCGTGTCGGCCCCAATTCAGCGTTCCGCCGCGCATCGCCGCCGAAAGGGCCGCCGGAGAAAGCTTGTCTAAGTCCATCACTCTGCCTGGTTTATGATGCCGCGCTGAAATCAATAACGCCGCGATAATTCGGTCGTCTCAACAGCGGCCAAGCCCACAGTTCCAATGTCCCGTCTGGCATCTGTACTGACCATCCGACGTAAGCAGGCTGCGCGCGGAATCGCTGGCCTTTTCGTGGGCCTTCCGTGCAAATAGCTTCGATCCATTTCCGTTCCATCGTGATGCTCCCAGGGCTCCTATTCGAGCACCCGAATCCCGAAGTTTTGCTCATTCAGCCGTGCCGCCTCTGCTTGACAGTTTGAACAGACACATTTCCCGCTTCCGGAGGTTTTCATTAGCCCCAGGCCCCTGACCTCATGCCCACCAAAGTTCCGTTCACAGATTGGGCAGGGAAGCCAGAAATATCCCAGCAACCACGCATAGGCTCTATGTGTCCATCTAGGCATGAGCTAATCCTCGTTTGTTGACGCTTCTCAAAAGAGTGCTGGTCGGGTTTGCGCGCGCTCACCGACCGGGCGGATAAGGGCGAACCTTTTTTTATACCGCCTAAACCTACTACTGCCGAAGCTGTTCGGTTTTTCAGGATAAAACCACCTCGCGTGATGGCCGCAGCACTCATTTGAAAAGCCTCTAATCCTCAGCTTTCGGACTCTGGCGGGTGTCCGATATCGGACAGGGCCGCACGGGCGATTAGCCAAGGTGTATGGGGGTCATCGTAGGCCGGGCAGGGTTCTGGGAGCCCGTCGTGCCGCCCTGCGTCATGTTCCTCTGCTATTTGCTCCAACGCGCATCGAAAGCTCGTACAGCCCTGATCCAACGCCAGCCGGAACAGTCGCGCCAGTTCCATGCGCTGGTCGTCGGACAAGCCCAGATCGAGGTTTTTTTCCGCCGCCCGGGCATATTGATATGGAGTCATTCGTCAGCCTCACAATCGGACGCATACGGCTTCCACCGCCCGATAACCGAACAGTCCTCGAAGGATTTGATCATCTGCTTCATGCCGCCAACTAGCCGCTCGTATGCTGCGACCTCCGCCCGCAGCCGCTCGTTCTCTATCTGGAGCGGGTGTCGGTGATTAGGATTTTGTTGTGGCCATTTTTTAGTCACCGGGAGCCTCGTAATCGGAGAAATTCGGCGGCGGGCATTGCACCCGCCTGGGGGTCAATTTGCGCTGCGTCCAATCGGCACCAGTACCCCTAGGGCCTGATTGTTCTCCCACGCAGCCGGGGGCAGGATGGACTACGGACACGCCCCCTGCGCGCTCCTGAGTTCTAGAGTATCCTCTAGAAGCCGTCCGTGAGCGGACATTGTTCATGTGGTTTCCTCGGTGTCTAAAGCGGACTTTTGCGGGAGCCGTGTGTGAACTTCGTGGCGCAGATCGTGGCGGCAGATCAGACAGCGGCTGTCGCTAATCATGGCGACGTGGATATGCTCCTCGCCAGCGATGGCTCTCAGATCGCGCTGGATCTGACCAGGGGATTTCGAGGGCAGAAATTGAACTGCGGCGTAGCTCAACAGGGCCTCCCGCAGCCGCTCGACCTCAGCCTCCAAGAAATCCATCTGGTCGCTATTGCGCACAACCATGGAGCTGTACTGCTCGGCAAGTTTACGCCAGAATTTCACGTCATCCCAGCAGTCCTCACAGTACGGACCGAGATCACCGCTCGACGTATATAGGCTGTCTTCGCCCTTCCCAGCACGGCCAGTCGGGGCGTCACAAGCGCAGCAGTATTCGAGGGGTCTGTGGGCCATTTCAGTTATCTTCCTGTTCAGCCTCGAAACGGGATGTAGCCTGCCAGCCACACTGAGCACAGCGGCAGAACGGCCCGCCAGATGATCGGGTTTCAACCACAATCCACTCTCGGCTGTGGCATTCCGGACACACCGTAATCTCCTCCAACTCAATTACATCAGCCATCATCAGCCTCACAAACGGACATTTCACCGGCCATATAGCAGGCGCCGCAGGACAGCGGCCCGGAGCCAGCAGTACAACTGCCACCGCTGCCATCGAAGGCATTCTGGGCACTTGCCGTCGCATGTATGGTCAAGCATCGTCAGCCTCACAAACGGATGATCGCCTCTACCCTGGTACGATGGACCGCACCACAGAAATGACCTGATTCCATGTCGTCGTACCAGTCTGCCGTGATGATCCAGCCTTGCCATTTCATCACCTCTACTCCTCATTCTTTCCTGACATGGCGGGGCGTCATGTTGTGGTCTCCCTCTATTTCGAGCGCGCTTGCTGCGCGACCAGTTTCTTCGCTTTTTCCGGCGCGAACTCGATGGTGATCTTCACTAGCGGTGGGCCGTTCGTGAAAGCGGCTTCCTGCCAAACCTCATTTTCCAGCGAGCTGGCATCCAGAATGTTGGTCGTTGTCTCGTAGCCGTACTGGTAGGTGACGATACAGCCCTCACCAGCCATGTGGTCCAGTTCTTCCTTGGGAATGGGCATCATCTCAACTCCTCATCCCGGCCAGGTGCTGGGCGGTGATGTGGCGGGGGGCAGTCATGGCCTACTCCATGTTGTCCCGCGCGGCCTCGGCGTCGGTGGCGGCCCTGCCGCATTCGTCCCAAACGTCCATCAGGCTCTCGTCCTTGCTGACAAAGTGGTTGGCTGCGCGCGCGGCGCGCTCGACGAAGGCGCGGGGGTTGTTGTCCTTGGGGATCTGCGCCTTAACGGCCTTGAAGAAATTCCTGGCGAGCTCATAGCGGTACAGCTCCTTGCCGGCGCCGTCGTACAGGATCACGCGGCCGTCCTCGGCCAGGAAGGGTTGCCCGGCGCTATCCGCACCTTCACGCTCGGGCGCAGGGGCTTTCACGCTGCCAGTGCTGGCGTCGGAAGCCCCAGCGCTAACAGTCTTGCGGCCCTGCTCGGTGGCGGCTTCTTCTCCTGGGCCGTCATGGTCCCCATTGGTTTCACCGCTGGCTGATTCTGTCTCGTCGTCTGCCATGGTCTGGCGGTACTGCTCGTCCAGGTCCTCGCCCTGGGGCGGCGGGGTTGGCTGGTGCGCGACCCGCTGGGGTCGGGGCGGCGCCTCGACTGTGGGGGTGTCCAGGTCGTACATGTCGTCGTCGCGGCGCAAGACACCCTCCTGGTCGCTCGACATAGGCAGGCGCTTAGACAGACGGCGCACAACCGTCTTACGCGCCATTTCATCCCACCAATCGTTCCACGGCCCTCCTTTGGAGCGACTGACGGCGCGTACCTCCTCGACCTGCACGACGGTCATGGTTTCGATTTCCACACTGCCGTCTTTGAGCTTGCATACCGCGTAAACCCCCGTGACCTTCCCCCTGTCGCCAGATAACAGTGGGGCGTGACGCAAGTGTGGCCCCCCCTCGTCAATCCAATACGAAAAATCGTCGTTGTCGTAGATCACGTGAGACGAGAGCGTGGATATCTCACCAGAGTTCCGGACCTTCTTGTAGACCCCGGCGATCATTGGCATGTAGACGGCGGTTTTCCCGAACAGCACCAGGGCTGCTTCGCGGCCGTCTGGCAGCAGCCCGTCAGTGGCGGCGTTCAAGAGCGCGCCTAAGAGCGACCCGCGGTCGCACTTATACAGATCCGGGTTCTGGTTGATGGCGGTCATGGCCACGCGCCGGAACTTTTCTTCCGTGATATGCTCGGGCAACACGTCCGCAATCTCGATCTTATGAACCTGGGTGCGCATCACCTCCATGGGGCTCTGCGCCTGCTTGGTTGCTACTTGGGTGCTCATGTTGCGATATCCTCCTGTCTCAAAAGGGCAAGCCGAAGGTGGCCACTTCGCGCTGCGTTCTCTAGTGTTCTCAGGGTCATTGCGGCCAAGATCAAGGGAGCCTTCGGGCGCGGGTCGGATGCCCAATAGAAGCGTTGACCTTGACCAAGCAGCGCCACCACAGCGCAGATATCTCGGATCGGTGGTCCGCGCCTGTAGAGCGGCTTGGTCATGGCGCCCTCCTAGTGGTTGACGGTTCGGGAATTCTCGAATATCTCAACCCCGTCCAGCTTGCGACCGTTGGCCTTCACAAATGACCTGACCGCCTTCTCCAAGGCATCGAGGCCCAAATGCTGGCGCAGCGACTCCAGGTCGAGGTCCCGGCGGAAAGCGTCGGCGCTGTCGTACCGGAAGTCCCACCATGTGCGCAGGCTCGCCACCGCGCCCTCGTCGCTGCGGGTGCGGCTCAAGTCGGCCGGCTTGGCATCCGCGGCCTTGGCGGCGACCTCGGCATCCGCTGCGGCCTGCTTGGCCACTTCCTCGGCCGCGACCGCATCGTCCAGGGTCTTGGCGTCCCGGGCTTCCCGCTCCCTCGCGGCGGCTTCCTTGGCCAGCCGGTCCGCTTCCTCGCGGGCCTTGCGCTCCTCCTCCTGCCGGCGCCGGCGTTCCTCGGCCGCCACCTTGCGCTGCCACTCGGTTTGGCGCGTCTCGATCGACACCTTGGCTTTCTTGACAGGGTCGGTGATCTGCTTGAACCAGCCATCGACCTGCCGGCCGCCGGCCAAATAGACTTCCTTCTCGCCGACGCGCTCGGTCTCGGTCTTCTTGACCAGGGCGGCGAGCAGTTTGGCCAGGGTGGCGAATTTCTTGTTCATCTCCTCGTCGTCGACCGTCTCCGGCGTGCGCTCGGCCGCAGCCAGCAGCTCGTCGCGACGGGCCATGAGATCGGCATGGTCCTCGGTTAGACGGTCCTGGAGCGGGTTGGCATCATCGGGCGGTAAATTGTCACCTATTCCGGGCGGGGCTGGCGGCTTTGGTGGTTTGAGTCCGAAGTTGTCGGTGCCAGCGGGCGGCAGGGTGGCGTCGGTCATGGTGATCTCCTACTCGGCGGGGGTTTCGATGGCGGACTGTGCGACCTGCTCGATGATGTTCGCGGTCAACTCGCGCGCCACCTGCTGGCTAGCGGCTACGAGTTCGTCGGCGCACACCTCCAAGATGCGGCGGCTCATCTCATCGCCGGTACGGATCTTCACATCGCCGCGTACTCCAGAGAATGTGATCTCGCCCTCGTAGCCGGTGAACTTATCGTAGGGACCGGCGGCGCGGATCGTGATGCGTTCGAGTTTCATGGTCGTCTCCTCAGAATTCCGGTGGCGGGAGCGTGTCGAAGTCGACCGGCTGCCTGGGGTTGGCCTCGGGCGACTGCGGCGCCCACTCGCGCGCCCAGGCTCGGTCGTCTTTCAGGAACAGGTATTCGGCGATCGGGATGCGCCGGCCGCTTGTCCAGACCCGATCTACGTCTGCAGGCTTGCCGTCGATTTCGGCCTCAAGGTGGGGCCAGCGGTCCACGGCCTGGAAGGTCTCGGGCTCGAACTCTATCGGACACGGTCTGAACACAATTGCTGCGACCCAGACCCCGCCCCTTGTTTGTTTGACCCTAAAGAACCCGGGTTCGGCTTTTGCAATGTTGCGGGGGTTCATAAGTGCCCCCACAGCTCGTGTCTGCGTATTTTGTAGATAACTGTCGTACTAACACCGAACTCCCGTGCCAGTGCCGGGCCAGACCGTGAGGCAGTGCGAATTTGCAAGACCTGCTCAGAAGTCAATTTCGCGCGCCCATTCGCCTCTCCCTTGCAGTGTTCGCGTCGCCTAATGTTTTCTTGTATCGTCACTACCTCTAAGTGGTTCGGATTTACACAGCAGCGAACCCGGCAAAGGTGGTCAATTGTGAGATCACCAGGGATTTTGCCCCGATAGCGCTCATACGAAAAGCGATGCGCGCGGACCTGTTTGCCCGCAACCTCAAAGACAGCATAACCCTCAGAGCTGACCGCACCAGTCCACAGCCAACACCCAGAATTCGGCTCTGGCATTATGCAATCATCAAACCGTTTGTTGGCCGGTATTCCCCAAGGATTCTTTTTGCCGGGGGAAGGATCACCTGTGAGATACCAGCGCGTGTAATGGTACTGGCACCAATCGCGGGCATATTTGCGCCGCTCGCAATCTGGATAAACACAAAAGCCGCGTTGCGAATGCCGCCGATTGTGTTTGGTGCCGTCAAGGCGTCTCATGATCCTCGCAACTCCCCTTGCGTCGCGGTGCTGACCAGCGTGCCGCTGGCCGCGCACTTCAGCCGCTCGCTGGGCGGCGCGACCAGGATGTCGTTCAGCGCCCGGATGGCCAGCATGTCCTCGAAGCCGCCGCGGCTTGCCGTCATGGAAAGGGTCGAGGCGATCCAGTAGGACGCGGTGGCGTGCGCGAGGGGCGTGGCGGCCAGCATGGCGCTACTCCGCCGCGCCCGCGATGGCGGCGAGCGTCTGGCGCGGGCCTTCGATCAGGGGGTCGATCTGCCGCAGAACCCGACGGATCGTGCGCGCATCGGCGGCTGCGTCACGGGCCATCTGCTCGGAGTTCACGGTGGCGCCGTAACCGGCGTTGGCCACGTACTTGCGATAGCGCACCTCCTCGGCGTCGAAGCGCCGGGCCATGGCGCGTAGGCGGGCCAGATCGGCGGCGGAGAAGGTCATGGCGTGGGCTCCTGAATGGCGGGCGCGGCCGGAATCTCGACTAAATCGGTGTGTCCAATTTCTCTATACTCGCCGCACTCGTTGCAGCGGGCATAGACTGGCCAGCGGGCACCTTCGTTCAAGATGATGTGCCAACACCCGCAGCAATCTTCCTCACGTTCCTTGCCGAGCGCATCCGTGGCGTGATGGATTGCGGTTGCGATCTCAATAATCATGACGTGGGCTCCTTGGTCTTGATGGCATTGAGAAGCGCGCGGGCTATGTCTTCGCACTTGGTCAAGACTCCGCTATGCGAGGCCTCTGGGTTGCCTTGTGGCTCGTAGCCAATCCGCCACAGGCCTCTCAGAATTTCAGGCAGTGCTTCCACGGCGGCCTGTCCGTCGTAGCCAAAATCCTCGGCAATGGTGGCGGCGTTGTGGGCGGCGGCGTATAGCGCGGCGTTGGCGCGGTTTTCCGCTGCGGGCAGGTCGCTGTCACCTGTGTGGGCGAGAGTTGGTCCACCACAGCCCCGGTCGGCGGTGTAGATATATCCAAGACCATCG